AAGGAACTCAAGGTGTTCAAGGTACTCAAGGCACACAAGGCACACAGGGTGTTCAAGGTATTGATGGAGAAACTGCAGCGCAAGGCGTCCAGGGAATTCAAGGTGTTCAGGGTGTTCAAGGTACTCAAGGCGTACAGGGTACTCAAGGCGTACAGGGTACTCAAGGTTTAGTTGGAGCAACATCAGCTCAAGGTATTCAGGGTATTCAAGGAATTCAGGGTATTCAAGGTATTCAGGGTGTTGACGGAGCAACGTCAGCTCAAGGAATTCAGGGTATTCAAGGTACTCAAGGCGTACAGGGTACTCAAGGTTTCGTTGGAGCAACATCAGCTCAAGGTATTCAAGGAATTCAGGGTGTTCAAGGAACTCAAGGTGTTCAAGGTATTCAGGGTCCAATTGGTAATACATCAAATGCTACACAAATAGGACTTAATGATATACACACGTCTAGTTTACAAGAAACTGTAATGTATGTCACATTAGCCCAAGGTGGAACTGGTTCATCAGTTCCACTATATGCAACGAAATCAACTCATCCGGATAATACTTCAAGAAACTTTAATTATAGATCAGGACCAGCAATACTCGAAGTAGAAAATATAGATGCGTTTGGTGATTTAACAGTTCGTGATAATCTTATTATAGGATCAACAAACCAAACAATAATATCACAATCAAACAACGCTTTAAATATTGATCTTTCTAATAATAATATTTTAATTCGTGACTCAAATAATTCAAATATTGAGAGGTTTACTTTTGATAGACTTACTGGAAACTATGCATCAAGCGGTAGTGTAACTGCAGGTACTTCAATGACTGCTCCAGTATATTATGACGCTGATGACACTGCGTTCTTTGGTGACTTTGCTGGTATATCGAATATGAACATAGTGAAAGCTAATACATTCGAAGTCAAGCCTGGATATACAATCAGTTCTGCTACAAGTCCTTCGCTTGGCGTTTTTGGCACAATTAAAGTTGAAGGCGGACTATGGTCGGGGTATGCAATTAGAGAAGATTGGGTACTGATGTCAAATGGTGCCGGCCAAGTTGGATTATATAATCAAAATGACAATCAATATGCATTGAGAGCGTTTCAAAACGCTAGCACCACTTTATACTTCAATGGTGTTGCTGAACTTACAACAAAACCTAATCACGTTCTAGCCTATAACGAAATGCGATCCCCAATATACTACGGTTTATATAGCTCTCAGGGTTATCTTGAACCAGGTGCAATGAACGCATTTGTATCATTTAAAACTTATGGTGTAATTTCTAGAACAGGATTTGATTCTGATAATGGAGCAAATAACAAATTCTTACTAGCAGAAGATCAAAACCAATGGATTTGGAATACCGATACTGACTGGGGTATTGTTTGGGCCACTGATACAACGTCAGCTTATCGTCGAACATCGTTTGGCGACGATACTATATCATTTGTTGGTGATAGTAACGTAAGAGCAAGTATCGATCTTGGTAATGGCGACGCTTACTTTCAAGGTGATGTAACTGCAGGTACTTCAATGACTGCGCCAGTATATTATGACGCTGATGACACTGCGTTCTTTGGTGACTTTGCTGGTATATCGAATATGAACATAGTGAAAGCCAACTCCTTTGAAGTTGCATCTGGTCGTACAATCTCTAATTCAACTGGTTATGGCACAATTAAAGTTGAAGGCAATTTCTGGGCAGGGTATGCAATCAGAGAAGATTGGGTATTGATGTCAAGTGGTATTGACAAAATTGGATTATATAATGATGTTGATAATTACTGGGTATTAGCTGCGTTTCGAAACGCACGTACTGAGTTATACTGGAATGGTTCTGCTCAGATTTCGACACAAGATAATTATGTGAAAGTTGATAATGCAATTCGGTCACCAATATACCAAGATATTGTTGACAGCCAATGGTATATTCAACCAGGTTCAGGTGCTACTTCAGTGTCATTTAGAACTAACGGTACAATTCAGAGAATTTTCTACGCTAATGACGGAGCAAATAACGTATTACTAGAATCATCAGATCGAAACCAATGGATTTGGAACACCGGCGCTACCACTGGTATTGTTTGGGCTACTGATACAACTGCGCTTTATCGACATGCTCCGTTTGGTGACAACATGTTATCGTTTGTTGGTACTGGTAATGTAAGAGCAAGTATCGACCTCGACAATGGTGATGCTTACTTCGAAGGTGATATAAGTGCCGACAACATTTTTGCTGCCGGTACTGTTTCATCAGCATCTGATAGACGAATAAAAGAAAATATAGAAACTATAGATAATGCATTAAGCAAAGTATTAAGACTTCGTGGTGTTAACTATAATAAAATACAAACCGAAAAAGAATCAGGACCAATCAAAACCGAAATGGGTCTTATTGCCCAAGAAGTGCAAGAAATAGTTCCTGAGGCTGTAACTTATGACGAATATAGTGATAGATACGGTGTTAATTATTCGAATATGGTAGCGTTATTAATAGAAAGTGTCAAAGACCAAAACAAAATTATAAATAGTCAACAGAAACAAATTGACGAATTAAAAATAATGTGTGAAAACATGATAGCTAAAAACAAAAAATGAGGAATTAAAAATGTCTTTTACGTATAAGTGGGAAGTAACAGGTCTTAAAGTTAAAGATCAATTAAATGCTGACAGTGTTATTTTGGCAAATTCAGTATGCCAAACATATTGGAAAGTAACTGGAACTGATGTTGATGGCAATGAGGGGAGTTTTTCAGGAGCAACTCAATTCAATTCTGATAACTGCTCGATTGAAGATTTTGTTGCCTTTGAATCGTTATCGGAAGTTCAAGTATTATCTTGGATTCAGAATATTGTAGATAATGACGCATCTTATAAAACGCATATCGACAGTCAAATACAAAAACGAATTGATGCCGTTGCCATCACAGAAGCAATAATGCCGTGGGCACCTGTCGAGAATAGTGATATAATATCGGAGTAACTTATTATACAATTTAGCTGGCAGATAATGGGATTTGAAACATCAAACGAAATTAATTTCGAAGGAGTTGAACTTATTGACTCAGTTTTAAAAATCAGATGGAGACGAATAGGATCAAGTTTAGCTGGTACTACTTCTGTTATAACTGGTAAAAGCATTCTATCTGCTTATAACGTTGAAGCAGCCAGTTATATAACTTTTAAAAATATTACTGAAGAAGTTGGTATTAATTGGATTATATGTTCGTTGCAGCAAGAAAGATTAACTGAAATTGATCAAGAAATATCAGGTAGATTATCTGAAAATGAGAATATCAAAAAAATCACTTTTGGTTTGTAGTACACAAAGAACATAAACCCGTATAAATAAACTTATATTTTGTAATTATTTTGATTTGGGAGTATAGTATGAATAATTTGAGTTTGCATGGGTTAGCGACTCATGTAGTTAATTGCGGTGGGATCGTAGCTCCAATACCAATCCCACCGGAATTGACACAAGAAACGGGCGTAACGAATCCATCTATCTTCGTATATAAAGGTAGAATTCTAATGAATGTTCGACACGTCAATTACACGCTTTATCACAGTGAAGGAAAGAAATTCGTTCATCAGTGGGGTCCTCTTCAATACGTCCATCCAGAAAATGATGTTACTCTTACTACACATAATATAATGTGCGAGTTAGACGAAGATATGAATGTTATTTCTTCTAGTAGAATTGACATGAAATTAGACACAGGTAAACCTACTTGGAGTTTTATCGGACTCGAAGATGGAAGATTATTTGAATGGGAAGATCGTTTATTTTTATGCGGGGTTCGCCGTGATTGTTATGATGACAAAGGTACTGGTCGTATGGAGCTCTGCGAGATTGAAGAAATAAATGGAGTTTGGACTGAAGTAGGAAGATTTCCAATCCCATCGCCCGGAAATAATGGTACTTATTGTGAAAAGAATTGGATGCCTATAGTTGATATGCCATGGCACTTTGTAAAATGGTGCAATCCTAGTGAAGTTGTTCGTTTTAATATCAAAACTGGAACTACAGAAACTGTCATACTAGACGAGAGTAAAAAATACTCGTTTAGTAGAGATCTTCGTGGTGGTACTCAAATTTATCCTATAAACGATAATCAACGAATAGGAATAACTCACGAAGTCAATCTAATGAAAGATGCATTTGGTAGAAAAGACGGCCATTACATGCATAGAGTTGTAGTATGGGATAAAGATTGGAGTATAATACACAGTACTAGTGAGTTTACATTTATGGGTTGCCAATACGATTCAGCTAGAAAGATTAAATACGGAATTGAGTTTTGTACTGGTTTGGCATTTCATAACGGAAATGTTCTTATATCTTATGGGTTTCAAGATAATGCAGCTTTTGTTATGAAAGTATCACAAGAAGTATTCTTTGATTTTTTGAGTAAGGGATAAATTATGTTGAGAGAACTAACAACTGAGCACGTTAAAGACCCTAAAAATACCAACAAAATGCTTAATTTAGCGAGAGAATATGATAAGATAGGCAATGGTGCTGCTGCAATTTCTTTTTACACAAGAGCAGCAGATATTGAAGAAATTGATAAGCTACTTCAATACAAATGTATGATATACGCTGGACAATGTTTTGCAAGACAAAACAACCGCGACTACACGGTGTTTGGATTTTACCAAAATGCTGTTGCACTTACTCTAGATAGACCAGAAGGATATTTCCTATTATCATGTGAATTAGCTAAGAGAAATGAATGGAATAGTTGTTTAATATATGCCAGACTTGGATTAAAGCACGCTAAAGTTGAAACTATAGTAGATATTAACTACCCAGGCGAATACGCTTTAAGATACATGCAAGCACTCGCTATGTGGAAAATTGCGGGAAGCGATATCGCAAGACTTGAATTCTTTGATCTTAAATACAAAACAGTTCTTAATGACGAATATAAAGAAAAAGTTGATAGAATGTTATTAGAAACAAATTACACTGCTTCTATTCCGTATAAGAAAGAAGATATTAATTCGTATAGATACAAGTTCAATTCATTAGAAAATATAGAAACAAATTATTCAAAATGTTTACAAGATATGTTTGTATTATCTTGTCATAACGGTAAAAGAAATGGAACATATCTTGAAATAGGTTCTGGTCACCAAACTGTTAATAGTAACACATTTTTGTTAGAAAAAGAATTTGATTGGAGAGGTATTTCAATTGATAACAACAAAGAATTATCGTTTAATTTTGGCCAATCAAGGCATAATACAATTATGCAGATGGATGCATTAGAAATTGATTATAGTGAATTATTACAGAAACACTGTTTTCCTGAGATTATAGATTATCTCCAAATTGGTGTTAATTCATGCAAATTATTGAAAAAAATACCATTTGACTCAGTTGATTTTGGTGTAATTACATTTAAACACGACTCTTATAAAAATAGTGAATCTAGAGAAGAATCTCGTAAAATATTAACAGAAGCCGGATATATGCTAGTTGGTCGTAATATATCAGTTAATTTTATAGATGGATACGAAGATTGGTACGTACATCCAGAAATTGTTGAGAATTATGTACAGCTATTAACAGACGAAAAAATAAATTTTGTGTGGCAATATTTAATGAATATAAATAACTAAATAAAGTTTAATAAGGAACAAGTATGTCTATTAAAATAGGTAGTAATACAGTAATTAATGATTCGCGAGAGTTAGAAAACATCAATGACTCGACAGGTTTGTATGGTAATTTTCAACCATTAGTAACAACTGCTAGCGTCTCAGAGTCTTATAATATTTCCATGATAGTGCCAGTATACAATCTCACAATGATATCTAGTATTGCATTTACTGTTAACAACATTGTAGCAGGCCAAGCAAATACAATATTACTAGACAGAAGTTCATCATCACTAACACCAACTTTTCCTTCATCGGTTGAATGGTCTAATAATACATTGCCGAATTGGACTCAGTTTCGGTATTGGCTTATAACATTCGTGTGTTATAGTAATACAAAGATTATGGCTAATGCAGCCGGATACGATTTTGTTTAAGGAATAATTATGTCTATTTTAATAGGTAGTAATACAGTAATTAATGATTCACGAGAGTTAGAAAACATCAGTGACACAACAGGTTCATATAGCAATTTTCAACCAAAAATAACACAAATTCTTGCAAGCCAGTTTAACGCACCTTCACCAATAATGACACTTACTATGGTTGCAAACAGAACATATGAGGTAGTTAACGCAGCCACTGGTATGAGCTCACTTATATTACTTGACAGAACAACAAGTAATTATACACCATTTTTTAGTAGTACTGGTTCTAATGGTGTACACTGGGGAAATAATGTAGAACCAACATGGTCTGATCATAGATATTGGTTAATTTCCATATTTTGTTGGTCTTCTACCAGATTTGCTGCAAATGCATCTGGTCACACAATTTAAGGAATAAAATAATGTCGCTTATTCACACATATCAACTCGGTGCAATGATGAACAACATAATACTTGAACAGATTACACTATATTCAGGTTATAGTTTTTTTGGTAGTACCGCAGGTGATACATCAGAGTACGGTTTAACTTTTAATTTTGTTGGTAGATTAATAGAGAGTGATAGAACTGGCACATCTACTATTGGTAATTGGGTTAATACTGCGCCATCGCCAACTGGTACTTATTGGATTAGAGCGTCAGGCTTTACAGCAGGTTCTGAATATACATCATCTAGTATTGTAGCTGGTACTTGGAATGAATTAAACGCGTCCAGAAGCGTGTTATTTGAAGTTGGGCCTTACGAGTTTTTTACAGAATCAGTAACAATAGACATTGCTTCTGATTCGAGTGGTTCTACTATATTAGATACAACAACTCTTACCATCAACCTTGAAGATGGTTCATAAATAGTATTGTACCTTTTATAAATAGAATATAAGAATATATAAGGCTGGGATTTATGGCACAACCAACTACAAGAGCAGAATTTAAAGAATACATACTTCGAAAAATGGGTGCTCCTGTCATTGAAATTAATGTTGCAGAAGAGCAAGTTGAAGACCGTGTAGATGAAGCAATGTCATTCTGGAATGACTATCATTATAACGGTAGTCAACTTGTTTATATTAAACATAAATTAACTGCTGAAGATGTTACAAATAAATACATAACGCTACCCGATAAAATATTAGGTATTTCTAAAGTTTTTGATATTGGTTCATCAATTTCATCTGGTACAGGAATGTTTAATGTTCAGTATCAATTTGTTCTAAACAACGTTACTGATATAAACGGTTACGGCATGCAAAATTATTACATGACAATGCAACATTTAGAAATGATGCAAGAGTTACTTGTAGGTAAACCACTTATACGATATAATAAACACGTTAATAGACTTTATATTGATGTGAATAAAGCATCGCTGATAGAAGGTCAGTTTGTCGTTATTGAAGCATACGATTTAATTGATCCCGATACTTATTCTGACGTCTGGTCTGATCGTTGGTTGCAGAATTACGCAACTGTACTTGTTCGCGAACAGTGGGGTTTAAATCTCACAAAATTTGTAGGAATGCAATTAGTTGGAGGAGTATCTTTTAATGGAGAAAGCATATTAGCAGAAGCAAGAGCTGATAGAGAAAGAATTGAAGATGATGCTATATCTAATTTACAACCACTCACTTACAACTTTATCGGATAATTCATGGCTACTAGCTCATATTTTAACAACTATGGTAATCTCAACGAACAGAAATTAATCGATGATCTCGTAATAGAGTCGATTAAAATATATGGTGTTGACATAATTTATATCACTCGCTCTTTACAGAGTGTCGATACCATCATGAATGAAGATGATATTTCCATATTTGATGAGACATTTGAATATGAAGTTTATGTTAAAAACGTTGATGGATTTGAAGGTCAGGGTGATTTCTTATCTAAGTTTGGTTTGCAAATCCAAGACGAAGTTACTTTTACTGTTGCATACAGAACATTTGAAAAATTTGTTACAGGAGAAAATGCAACAAAAACTAGACCACTAGAAGGTGATTTAATATACTTCCCGTTAACTTCAAAAATGTATAGGTTAAATTTTGTTGAACATGAAAGTGTTTTCTATCAAGCAGGAACACTACAAGTATATGATATGAAATGCGAGCTCATGGAATACTCTGGTGAGAGGATGGCAACAGGCAACATAATTGTTGATGAACACTTTAGAGATATCGATACTTCAAATACAAATTCACTAGAAAGCCTCTCAGATGTTGACTTGATGTCTGATAACTTAAACTTTGAAACTGAAGGCGACTCAATTATCGATTTTAGCGAGATAGATCCGTTTAGTGAATCACTCGATATAACAGATTTAGAATAGGATAACTAATGGCAATTGCAAACTATTTTTATAATGAAACAACTAGAAAATATGTTGCTCTCTTTGGTACTTATTTTAATCAGTTGAGAATAAAAAGAACTGATAACAATGGCACTGAAATACAAAATATGATTGTACCAATATCTTACGCTCCATTTCAAAAGATATTAAGTAGATTAACACAAGATCCGAATTTAGATCAAAAGTCATCAATTACGCTTCCAAGAATATCTTTTGAAATGACTTCAATGTCTTATGATGGTACTCGCAAAATATCACCAATAAAGAAAATTAGAAAGAATTCTATTCGCGATAATTTTATATACGCTGGTACTCCGTACAATTTAGAATTTTCGTTGTACATAATGACTAAATATAACGATGACGCTATGAAATTAGTAGAGCAGATATTACCGTTCTTTAATCCAGAATTCACTAGCACAGTTAGACTGCTTGATGATATCGATCCAATTGATGTTCCGTTGATACTAAACGATGTGTCAAGCGAAGACATCTACGAAGGTGAGTATACAACTCGAAGAAGCATAATGTGGACTTTAAACTTTACAATGAAAGCTTGGTACTATGGACCGGCAAAACAAGGTAAACTTATTAAATTTGTTGATAGTAGAATTTCAACTTCAGACGCAGCTAACTCTCAAGTTGAATCAACAATAACTGTTCAACCCGGATTAACATCAGGTGGTGATCCAACAACAGACATTACAGAAACTGTCGATTATAGTTTAATTGATTTTGCTGATGATTGGGATTATATAGTAGATATTAATAGTCCGTAGGAGATAGTATGAAAAAAGATGATATTATTGCATCGACACTTGGTTTAAGACCGTTAGCTGATTCTGTTGATAAAGAACTTCCGGTTATTATAGATCAAGAAACAGAAAAAACAAAAGAATTAGCAGTTATTGATCACTCAAATAACGAAATCGTTCAAGATATCGAACAAGCTAGAACAAATATAAAGAATATTATTACACAAGGTGACTCTGCTCTAATTGAAATGATGGAATTAGCAAAGCAATCAGAATCGCCAAGAGCATTCGAAGTTGCATCTACGTTGATGAAAACATTATTAGATGCTAACAAAGATTTTGTTGATATGGCTAATAAAAAGAAATATGCCATAGAAGAAACGATAGATAAAGGTGGCTCTCCAGGAGCTAACGTTACAAATAACAACTTAATAGTTTCTACTGCAGATTTATTGAAAATGATGAAAGGCGAAGGTAATGATTAATGGATATTTAGGTAATACAAACCTAAAGAAAATAAATGAGGACATATCATTTACTCCAGAACAATTAAAAGAATATATGGCGTGCATGAAAGATCCGATATATTTTTCTAAAAATTATATTAAAATAGTTCACGTTGATCGTGGCTTAATTCCTTTCGATATGTATGATTACCAAGAAGATATATGTAATAAAATATTCAAGTATCGAAGAGTTGCTGTACTTACTGCAAGACAGGCTGGTAAAACCACTACTGCAGTTGCAATCATATTACACTATATTTTATTTAATGAATTCAAAACTGTAGCTATTCTTGCTAACAAAGGAGACGCTGCTCGTGAAGTATTAGGTAGAGTTCAACTAGCATATGAAGCACTACCAAAATGGATGCAGCAAGGCATCGAAGAATGGAATAAAGGTAGTATCGCATTAGAGAACGGTTGTAAAATATATGCAGGTACAACATCTTCATCTGCTATTCGCGGTAAGTCAATCTCATTCTTGTACTTAGACGAAGTCGCGTTTATCGAAGGCTATGATGAATTCTTCGCTTCAGTTTATCCTACTATATCATCTGGTGAAACTACTAAATTATTAATGACATCAACACCAAACGGTATGAATCATTTTTATAAAACATGCGTTGGTGCTAAAGAAGGTACAAACGGATACGAATACAATGAAGTGACTTGGGATATGGTTCCTGGGAGAGGACTTACGTGGAAAAATGAAACTTTGGAAGCTCTCGATTTTGATGAAGAAAAGTTTGAGCAGGAATACAATTGTGTAAAAGGAAACACTATAGTCACCGTAAGAGATAAAGATACTGGTGAAATAAAACAAATTGCAATAGAAAGTTTATACAACGAAATTCAAGTATGAGTGCGAATTCTTTGGTTTATAAATAAACTAAGGAGATTAACATGAATAAAAATGTTGTATACATGATAACTAGAACAGATGGTCAGCAATATATTGGTATTACTTGTGAATATAGAAAAAGAATGTCCACTCATAAAAAATCTAAAAGATTTGAAATTGGTATAGAAAAAATTGAAATACTAAAAGATTGCGATACTTATTCAGAAGCAGAAGATTTAGAAGAAATATTTATAGCTGAGCATGATACGTTTTATAACGGTCTTAATGAAAGTATAAATGGAAAAGGTAATCATTTAGCTCCTAACTTTAACACAAAGGGATTTAAATACTCTGAAGAATCAAAGCAAAAAATGAGAGATAATCATTGGTCAAAAAAAATGAAAAATACATGGTCGAAACCTGAAAATTTTTCTGAAGAAACAAAAAAGAAATGGTCTGAAATGCGCAAAGGTAAGAGTTGGGGCGGTAGGAAAATACCATTTAGTGAAGCTAAGGATATTATAGATAATTTTGAAAATGATACTTTGATATTTGAAGACGAGTTTGTCGTTCAGTTTGTTAAAAAATTAGATAAATACAAAGTTGGTAAAGTTAAGATTGAAGAATTAAAAGCATCTAACGGTAAATATATTAGTAAAAAGAAATTATATTCTGAATTTTACTCGAAAAAATATAATGTTACAGCGGATGCAATTAGAAGAATTATAGAAAATGGAGTGTCAGAACGTGCAGTTACAGAGTAAATATGAAATACTGACAAACGACGGCTGGTCAAAATTTGACGGCGTACGGAAGTCACTAACTACTGGTATAGTAACTCTATCGTTAGAAAATAGACAAACGTTAGAATGTTCACTAGACCATGAGTTAGAAACCGACTTGGGATTTACACCAGCGCAGAAATTACTACTAGGTTATAGAATTAAAACTAAGGACGGCTTCAGTAGAGTTTCATATTTGCATATTGACAAAAACGAATCTGCCAATGTATACGACGCGCTAGAAGTTAGTAATGGAAATAAATATTTAACAAACGGAATGGTTTCTCACAATTGTCAATTCGTCGGCAGTTCTGGTACTCTTGTTAGTGGATCTAAACTAAAAGAATTAGCTTATGTTAGGCCATTGCATGAAGGTAATGGCCTAACACAATACAAAAAACCAGATAAAACTAAAACATATGTACTCATTGTTGATGTATCAAGAGGTAAAGGTTTAGATTATTCAACGTTCAACATTATCGATATAACTAAAATGCCTTATCATCAAGTATGTGTTTTCAGAGATAATTTTATTGGCCCAGTAGATTTTGCTGCAACAATATTTAGATTAGGTAAAATGTATAATGAAGCATATGTATTAGTAGAAATAAACGATATTGGCGAACAGGTGTCAGACGTGCTTACGATGGATTATGGCTACGAGAATTGTTTATTCACAGAAAACGCAGGTCGAGCTGGTAAAAGAATTTCAAGCGGTTTTGGTAAAAGAGCTGATAATGGAATAAGAACAACAAAAAGTGTAAAATCTATCGGTTGCTCAATATTAAAAATGTTGATAGAACAAAACCAATTAATTCTATATGATTTTAATACAATACAAGAACTGTCTAGATTTTCTAGAAAGGGTTCATCTTATGAGGCTGAATCTGGAGCTCACGATGATTTAGTTATGAACTTAGTCATATTTGCATGGCTATCTGACCAAGCGTATTTTAAAGATCTAACTGACATAAATACAATGATGATGCTCAGAGAGAAAACTGAAGAGCAAATAGAAGAAGATTTGTTACCTTTTGGTTTTATTGATGACGGACATGATGAAGTTGATTCAGAAGGATTTAGACCAATTGTTACTACAAATGGTACAGATGATTGGATTTAGACGATTGGATTTTCTAAGTGTGTAGTTTTTATAAATAACAAAAGAAACAGATATTATTTAACAAAGGAGAACAAATATGGCTTTTTCTGTAAGTCCTTCGGTGATTGTTCGCGAAGTGGATGCATCAGCAACGGTGCCAGCCATCGCAACACCACCAGCAGCAATAGCTGGAGTTTTTAGATGGGGTCCAATTAACGAACCTATACTGATTTCCTCAGAAAACGAGCTAGTTGGTCGCTTCGGTGCACCAGATGATAATTCATATGAAACATTTTTTGTTGCATCTGATTATCTTTCATATTCTAATGCGTTATATGTAGCAAGAGCAGACAATGGATCGCTAACTGCTTCTAGTAGTGTTTATGGAGCAAATAATGCTCTTATTACTTCGGGTTCGTTTGAAGGTAAATACCCCGGAGCAATTGCTAACGATATTGATATTGCATATGTAAACGATACAAGTTTTGAAAATTCTATTGCATTAGTAGGAGAAATAGTTAATACTGATATTTCACCAGCTATAGCAAATACAGCTCAGACGATAGCTTTTAACGCTCTAAGCTTCAATTTACAAGTTCCAGTAGATGATGACGGTGAAATGCGCACTGCTATTACAAATTTAGTTGCTGGTGATTCACTAGTTATAGGTAATGATTCTGTTGGTTATCAAACTATTAAAGTTTCAAGCATAACAGAAACAGCACTAGATAGTTTAGGTGTGGAAACTGCAACACCTGGCGATATCACAGCTTATGAATTCGAGATAGTATTAGAAAGTAGATATACATTAGCTGAAACTTCACTATATAGTCTTAGCTTAACTAAAAAATGGGCATATGCTTCGTTGTTTGGTAAAGCTCCAGAAGTTGGTACATACCACATTGCTGTAATAGATTCAACTGGTAATATTTCAGGTGAAGCTGGACAAGTAGTAGAGATATATGAAGGTTTGTCTATAACTCAAGGTTCAACACTAACTGATGGTCGTAACAACTATTATGCAGATGTAATTAACAATAATTCTAGTTGGGTTAATGTTGCTAATACTGCAAACTTTGAATCTATAAGTTCTGCTTATGAAACACTAACTTTAGGTACTGATGGTACTACAGAATCTACTACAACATTGGGTCCTTTAGCTGCTGCTTATGACACATTCGCAAACGGAAACGAAATCGATATTTCATTCGTATTACAAGGTAAAGGCGACGATAATGCAAATATTGCAAACTATATAGTATCAAACATTGCTGAATCCAGAAAAGATGTTGTTGCTTTCCTTTCTCCATCAAAGGAAGCGGTTGTTGACACAATTCAAACTAACGCGATACTAAATAACATTATTGCATATCGTAATAAAGTTCAATCTTCTTCATACTGGTTTATGGATAGTGGTTACAAGTACAGATATGATAAGTATAACGACAAGTATAGATATGTTCCATTAAATGGTGATATGGCTGGACTTGCTGCTAGAGTTGAACCATATGAATCTCCAGCTGGTTTTAGAAAAGGTATAATCAAAAACGTTGTTAAATTAGCGTTTAATCCCAATAAAACACAAAGAGATCAGTTGTATAGCTCAGACGTCAATCCAGTAGTTTCACAGGTTGGCCAAGGTATTGTATTGTTCGGTGATAAAACTGGATTAGGTATTCAAAGTGCTTTTGATCGTCTTAATGTTCGTAGATTGTTTATTGCTGTTGAGAAATCAATTGCAAATGCAGCTCAGAACATATTGTTTCAATTAAATGATACGTATACTCAAACACAGTTTAAAAATATTGTTGACCCTTTCCTAAGAGACATACAAGGTCGTCGTGGAATTATAGACTTCCGTGTAATATCAGATGAAACAGTTAACACAGCCACTGTTATAGATCAGAACAAGTTTAGAGCTAATATCTTTATTAAGCCATCACGTTCAATCAATGTAATCGAACTAACATTCGTTGCGACTCGTAGCGGTATAGAATTTGACGAAATCGTCGGTTCAATTTCTTAATAAGATAAAAGGAGAACAAGAATATGAGTTTCAATATTAACGAGTTCAAATCACAATTAACTGGTGGTGGTGCTCGTCCAACTCTGTTTCAAGTTCAAATACTAAACCCAGTAAACCCTGAGGCTGACTTTAAAGTTCCTTTTTTAGTCAAGGCCGCAGGAATTCCTGCATCAACTGTGGGTTCTTATACAGTTCCCTATTTTGGGCGAGAAGTAAAGTATGCTGGCGATAGAGTTTTTGAAGATTGGAACATTACTGTAATTAATGATGAAGACTTTTCCATTCGCAACTCGATGGAAGCCTGGTCAAATGCAATAAACACACACGATAGTAACCAACGAGCTTTACCGAAAGATTACAAGTCTAATGCTATAATCACTCAATTTGGTAAAGATGGTAAAGCTTTAAGATCTTATGTATTTGAAGGTTTATTTCCCATATCAATATCGCAAATTGATGTTGGTTGGGAGAATGTTAACACTATTGAAGAATTCACAGTTAGCTTCCAATACGACCTATGGCGTGTAGAAGGTAATACTGGAATTCCAACTACCTAATTGTGTATAAATATAATCAAAACAATGGATAAGGTGATTAAATAAATGCGTATTTTTGGTTTTGAAATAAATCGCGACGAAGATCTTAGTGCTAAAACTTCGCTAGGATCTTTTGCTGAGCCACAAAATGACGATGGTGCAATTTCTGTAGAAAATGCATTAGGTGGTTCTTATGGGATGTCTTTGGACATGGAAGGTGCTGCTAAATCAGAATCTGAATTAATAACTAAATATCGCGGGATGGCTATGCATCCCGAAATCTCTCAAGCAATTGATGAGGTTGTTAATGAAGCGATCAATGTCGATACTTTTAATAAAGTAGTTAAAATAATATTAGACGACATTGAACTTCCAGATAAAGTAAAACAAAGAATCTCTGAAGAATTTGATACTATTATAAGTCTTTTAGATTTTAATCACAAAGCATATGATATATTTAATAAATTTTATGTAGATGGTCGTTTAAACTATCATATCATTATTGATGAAACTAACTTAAAAAAGGGCGTCGTAGAATTACGATATATAGATCCACGTAAAATAAAATTAGTAAGGGAAATGGACGGCAAAAAAGTTCTCCCCAATACTGGTATTTATTCTAAGAAAATTAAGAATGAATATTATGTTTATTCCAACAATGGTTTTGGTACAGCTACAAATGGGTCTTCAACTAGCCTAAATGCTACTGGATACAGAATTGCAAAAGATTCTATAGCAAGAGTTACTTCTGGAATTATGAATGAAAATAATTCTTTAGTACTTTCTCCTATACACACGGCAATAAAACCTTTAAACCAGCTTAGAATGTTAGAAGATGCAACTGTTATCTATACGTTAACTCGAGCACCCGAAAGACGCATATTCTATATTGATGTTGGTAACTTGCCGAAGACAAAGGCAGAGCAATATCTTCGTGATATGATGACTCGTCATAAAAACAAATTACAATACAATTCTGGTACTGGCGAAGTTACAGACGCTCGTAAAATGATGACAATGACTGAAGATTTTTGGTTCCCTCGAAGAGGTGGTGAAAGATCTACTGAAGTTGATACATTATCAGGTGGTAATTCGCAAGCATTAACTTCAGATGAAAATTTGCAGTATTTTAAAGGTAAATTATATAAAGCATTAAAGGTACCTGTATCTAGATTAGATCCCGAGACAATGCATTCTTTCGGCAGAGTATCAGAAATAAACAGAGACGAACTTAAATTCGGAAAACGAGTTCGCAGATTACGAACACGGTTCTCTGAGTTGTTTAGTCATATATTAGAAAAACAATTAGTTCTTAAAGGCATTTTAGATCCTACTGAATTTGAAAATATTCGCAATAATATAAAGTATGATTTTGTTAAAGATAACTATTTTGAAGAGCTCAAAGAAGCTGAAATAGTTAGAGAAAGGTTGAATACACTTCGTGAAATAGAAGATCATGTTGGAGTTTATTATTCGAAGGCTTGGGTTGTGCGCAACATACTGCGAATGACAGAAGAAGAATATAAAGAAATGGAAAAAGAAATGAAAAGCGAAAGCGACAATTCTCCAGAAAAAGACGATTTAGATTTATAATATATTCAAAGGAATTTTAAATGAAAACAATTAAAACATTAATGCAAGAATCTGGAATTAAGGCAAGATCTACAGATGAACAAAGATTCGTAGATCAGCATGAAATTGAAATTATAAAACACCCAGTTGCACCAGAAAGTCAATTCAAGGGTACTATTGCTAAAAAGAAACGTATAGCAGATAACGACGAAGTTTCTTCTAAGACGTCTTACGATAAAGCGTATTCAATGAAAGAAAGCGATGACAGAAGTGAAATGTTAGTAAGACAACTACATTTTATCTCGTATGCAGCAGAAGAAATTGTTGAATTTTTAGAAGAAGGACGTGATATTGAGTCTTGGTATCAAAACAAAATAGCTATAGTATTCGATAGTATGGAAGGTTTGTACTCATTCGCTGAAGGCGAAAAACAAATGAATTATAGTCAAGCTAGTGAATATGGTTACAATGAATCAGCTGATCTATCTGAAAATACATATAAAGCAGGCGAAATTGTATTAGATAACAATGATAAAATTAAAGTTACTGCACAAGATGCAAAACTTCTAAATACACTGTTAAAAGATTTAGATGACAAAAACCGCAAAAGCTTCGAGCAAATTTTAATGTCTGATAAGTCGGGTTTCGAAGAAATTGTCGGTTTTGCAAGAGAAGCAATATAGATATGCTTGTTTATATAAATAAATATAAAGGAAACCAATTATGAAACTTATTACTGAGATACTTGCTGATAATTGTGAGGCAATTACTGAATCAAACGAATCTGGTAAAAAATCATATTTTATTGAAGGTATATTCATGCAAGGTGATTTAAAAAATCGCAATGGCCGTATATATCCAAGCGTGATTCTTGAAAAAGAAATGAAAAGATATACAGATGAATATATTAGTAAAGCTAGGGCTTTGGGTGAACTTAATCATCCAGAAGGACCTCAAATTAACGCCGATAGAGTATCTCATCTTATCACTGAAATGAAGCGTGATGGTAATGATTTCTACGGTAAAGCAAAAATACTTAGTACACCAATGGGTGAAATCGTTAAAACATTTATTGACGAAGGCATAAGAATTGGTGTATCTACTCGTGGCCTTGGATCAGTTAAACAGTCTAAGGATGGCATTATGGAAGTTCAAAACGACTTCCATTTATCGACAGTTGACATTGTAACCGATCCTTCTGCACCAAATGCATTTGTTAATGGTATTATGGAGAACGTTGACTATTACTATGATATTGCTTCAGGCAATTGGCGTGCTCAAGAAATACTAGAATCTATTGAACAAGAAGCTAAGAAACAATATACAAAAGTTATGAAGATTGACCAAATGCAAGCAGCTAGAATGTTTGAATCATTTGTTCGCTCTTTAAGAAATTAAAATTTATATAAATATCAATACAAATCAAACAAAGGAGAACTAATATGGCAGACGCTAAAAGGTTTAAAGATGACGATGGTCAATCTTTTACAGCAGTTCCAGTAAAACCAGCTGGTGGAACTGACGGTGTAGTCGATAAGAAAGATAACGGCGAAAAAATTAAAAAGTTTAAAGAAGAAACTGATGATGATGTAGAAATCGTAATCGAAGAATCTATTCAAAACATGTTTGAAGGAATGGATCTTTCTGAAGACTTTAAAACTAAAGTAAGTTTTGTTTTTGAAGCCGCAGTACGCGAACAAGCATCTTTGAAAGCAGAATCTATGAGAGAAGATATTCGAGCAGAATTTGAAACTGAGTTGGAAGAATCTATTTCTTCTAAAATGTCTGAAGTAGTTGATAACCTTGATTCATATCTAGGCTATGTAGTTAATGAATGGATGAACGAAAACGAAATTGCTATAGAAACTGGCGTTAAAGTTGAAATAGCCGAGTCACTTATGTGTGGTTTAAAAGAATTGTTCTCTGGTCATAACATGGACGTTACCGAAGAAACAATCGATATTGTTTCTGGTTTGGAAGAACAAGTTAGTTCTTTAACTGTTAAAGCAAACAACACAATTACCGAAAATATTCGTTTAAATTATCAAATCGAAACATTAAATTCTAATAAAGTTTTTGATGAAATGACTGAAAGTCTAACAGTATCACAACGCGAAAGATTAAAAAATCTTTCAGAAAGTTTAAATTCGAGTGATATTGGTGAATATTCAAAAAACCTTCAAACACTAAAAGAATCATTCTTTGCAGGAAGTTCTGTTAAGAATGACGTACTTGATGAAGAAAACGAAATTCTTACTGAAGAAACTGCGACTAAACGTCCTGCTTCTGATAACGGAATGATTAATGCTCTCGTAGAAGCGCTTAACACAAGAAAAAGCAAATAAACTAGCGAATATAGTTTTATTATAAATAATTAAAACAATAAATAAATTTACTCAACAAGGAGATAGACTACATGTCCGAGTCAAACTATCAAAAACTTGTGGAAAAGTGGAGCCCAATTCTTGAGCACGAATCTTTTTCACCTATTAAAGATGCACATAAAAAATCTGTTACTGCTACGATTCTAGAAAACACTGAACGTGCTTTACAAGAAACTGGCGATATCTCTGCTAACATGACTTCATTGTTATCAGAAACTCATGCTAACGATGCTGGTACAGGCGGATTTGGTTCTGGTTCTGCAGCAGGTGGTCCTACTGCAGGTTATGATCCGGTACTTATTTCTTTAGTACGTCGTGCAATGCCCAACATGATAGCATACGATATATGTGGTGTTCAACCAATGACTGGTCCAACTGGTCTTATATTTGCAATGCGCTCACGAGCTACTAACCAAGCCGGTGCTGAACAGTTTTATGGCGAAACTAACACTGCATTTTCTGGTGCTGGTACTCAAACTGGAACTATCCCTGCTGCTGATGCTGCAAACACTACTTTGTTTGACACAGGTACTGGTATGGGAACTACTGAAGCTGAAGCACTTGGCGACGGTGGTGGTTCTAACTATGCTGAAATGGCTTTCTCTATCGAGAAAGTTTCTGTTACAGCTAAGTCACGCGCACTTAAAGCTGAGTACACTACTGAGCTAGCTCAAGATCTTAAAGCAGTTCACGGTCTAGACGCTGAAACTGAATTGGCTAACATCCTTCAAACTGAAATCTTAACTGAAATCAACCGTGAAGTTGTTCGTACGATTTACACTACTTCTTCTATCGGTGCTGTTAATACTGCTACAGCTGGTATATTCGACTTGGATGTTGATGCTAACGGTCGTTGGTCTGTAGAGAAGTTTAAAGGTTTAATGTTCCAAATCGAGCAAGAAGCTAACCAAATTGCAAAAGATACTCGTCGCGGTAAAGGTAACCTAGTTATTTGTTCTTCTGACGTTGCTTCTGCATTGCAAATGGCTGGTGTATTAGATTACACACCTGCTTTAAACGCTAACACTCTTGAAGTTGATGATACAGGCAATACTTTTGCTGGTGTTCTTAACGGTCGTTATAGAGTTTATATTGACCCATTCGCTGGTTCTAACTACTTAGTAGTTGGTTATAAAGGTTCAAGTTCTTTCGATGCTGGTTTGTTCTATTGCCCTTATGTTCCTCTTCAAATGGTTCGTGCAGTTGGTGAGAATAGCTTTCAACCCAAGATAGGGTTCAAAACCCGTTATGGTATGGTAGCCAACCCATTCGCTAATGGCCTTGATGCTGGTCTTGGTGCTCTTACAGCAAATACTAACAAGTATTATCGTAAAGTACGCGTAAATAATCTTTTTTGATTAATAATAAGAGCGGATTAAAATCCGCCTTTACGCAAACTATTAGGAGCCTTCGGGTTCCTTTTTTTATGCCTGAGAATGGCGAGCTTTAATATGACGAGACATACAACCAGCATTCATCCTCATATCACAATGAGGGCATTTCTTTTTCTGTAAAGCCTTTTGCCTAATCTTATCAACAGACTCAGGATTATCCATAGGATTGTTAACCAACATTCTTGCTCGAGATTTTTCTTTATGAGATTCAGGATTAGACCAAGTCTTACCTAATGCTGATGTATTACCCATAGCACCAGCTGATATCTTAGATTTAGCTTCTTCTGAGTGAGGCTGATGATTACCCATATTAGGATTAGCTTCTCGCTTTTCTTTCATTAGTTTGGATAGTTTTGCTTTGTGTTCTTTTGAGTGTGTTTTACCGGTGAAAGGATGTTCGTCACCAGGAAAGTAATAATCCCAAGACTCACCTTTTGGTAAATTTGTTACTGCATCTTCGGGTACAGTAATACTATCATCGAATTCAATTAATGAATGGATGTTTCTGATACCGAGTGCTTCTGAAATTGGACAGTGCTTATAAATAGACATGTAGCTGATACTCCTGTTAAGTGTTAGAATGGATGGAGACTGCAATCTCGTGATCCATACTTATTTAAAATAGGAATTTAATCATGATAAAAAATATAGATGAATTATTTGACAGTGAATATCAAATATACATAAACAGAGCATCTTATCTTCATGATAATGGATGTTATCTCGATAAAACTGAAGAAGAACTTGTTACAATGATTTTAAAAACTGAGAATACTAACATTTGATTCGTTTATGAGAATTGTAACCCAACCTAAACCAGATTGCAATCTAATCTGTAATCGTCTTTCATTAGACAGATGATGTTTGTTGCAAATCCTTGAAACCAACCTAGTTTATTCTTATATTTTCCACTATTAATTAATAGGCAAGTTTCACTAATAATAATTTAATTCCTATTGTTATTAACGATGATATATCTATTATAACAAAGTTAATAATAAATGTCAATGGTTATTTTAAGTTTTTGAAACAAAATTTATTCCATTTTTAATGTTAGTTGATGAATCTTTAAAGTAGTCAAAACACATATCAACAGTTTCATCAGTATGAAAGTTATAAACAGAAACACTTGACATAGCGATGTTCGAACTAACAGAAACACAAAAATCGTCAGTTGAAAATCTAAATACATCATCGTTTTCAAACTCATTGTCGATAACACTACCATACTTTAAAGATGAAGATTCTATAATAGTTTTAGCGATGTTTTTTTATTGCTTCAGTGTACATAATTTAATTCCTTTATCAATTTATGTAACTATTATAATAAAATCAAAGCGAAATGTCAACTATTATTAAATCATACAGACGTGAGTGAAAAACAGTTGTAACGCATCCTTTTGCATCCGTTACAACTGAACAATAATAGAGATTGACGTCAATCTCTATTATTGTTTAAATTTCAAATCATAGATCAACCTGCCTTGCTGTTTCGTAATCTGCACTTCGGCTGCTGTGGGTGGATGTGGTTCATCCGACATTAATTGTTCAAACCTTGCAACTAACTCTTCCTTTGTTAGCCCTGTACCTTCCTCGTAAAATGGGTGGTTTAAACCCTCGCGGAATAGTTCTAGGACTAACTCAGGTGCGGTACCTGTAACATCCTCTAATCCTTCTACATAAAGAAGTAGGATGACCCCCTCTGGATCACTACCATCTTCATTTTTAGGTGGGTGCTGCGCTCTATACGGATATTTAAACTCGAGCGCATCTGGTTCGTAACCTTTGACGTACACGTACCATAGGTTGTTCATTTTAAGCGCCCCTTATTATATGCTGCAACGAAACATTGGCTACATCTTGTATAAACGGAAATGGTCCGGTGCCTCCTGCTCTCGCAAACTTAATTTGACCTCCATCTGCTATTGCATTAATGCTTACAGTTTCTTCTTCAAGTGATAAACGTACCCCACTACCATCTTCGTGATATACTCCCCAAAGCCTTAACCTATCACCTGATAAATCATTCTTGTCGGAATTGTACCAACTTACTTTAAGTTCTGAGCCAGCAGGTAAATTGAACTCTAGTAGTACTAATACTCTGTAACTTCCTGTCGGATTGTTATACGTGTAGCTTGCTCCTCCATTGTATCCCCACTCAGCCTCACTTCTATTCATCGGATGGGAAACTAGGTTGGTGCTGATATGGTCATTAGTACCCTCTATTGGCGAGTAAACTCTACGAACATCGTTGCCTGTGCCTATGTTTTCATATGTTATGAAGTTACTTACTTTACGGACTGACATGGTAATAGCATCGGCTTTACTATGGTCCCCTGATAGCTCCATCACATTTAATCTTGGGTTGACACCGCTCAAGAATTTTAACGGGAACGTTGCTGATCCTGTATCGCCAGATACAACATCAGTAGTAAAATTACCGTCACCTGCATTAAACTTTATCCTGCCTGTTAAGTTTGTCCACGATACCTCTGCTACGTAACACTCATCCGCCTCAAAGTTTCCACTATAATCTCCCGCAAACGTAGAATATGCGTTGATATCTGCGTCTGTAGAAATCACCCCGTAATCCCATAACTCCGGACCAAAAACGTTATTGACCGGAAGTTCGTACATTTGAGTGAGTTCGTTTAATAAGAACTCTAATGTGTTAGCTGGTGTTGTGATGTTTTTTAGTTTTACGTTTGAAAGTATGCCAGAAAAGTTAAACCCGCCAGTATTCCACGCTCCCAAAATGTCATAAGCCAAAGAATTTGCATTAGTAGCGCTTGGGGCTGCTATTAACCCATCTACTCTCATTTCGATAGTAGATCCTATTCTTTTAACATTTAAAGTATGCAGTACGCCATCGTCATAACTTAGCGTTGTTTCTGTTGCTGCGCTGCCATTTAGAACCAGTCTTATCTGCCCCCCGTTTACAACGCCGAGCCAGATACTGGTATCACCCGACTTACCTAAAATCATATTAAATGTCGTGGCGTTATTTATACTAAAATCAACCTCAATCTCAAAATTACCCGCAGCCGACCAAGGCTTAGCCAATCTGTAATGGGTGTTTGACTCCACTCCGTCTAGGGTTATTAGGGTTCTGCCGACTATATTACCTAAAAAGTCTAATCTTCCCTGGTAATACGTTTTTGAGAGTTCACCGAATGTATCGATTGTTGAACCGATTCGTCTACACTTAGTATAAATTTCACTAAATTTGAATTTGCGTATTCCGTTTAATTGTTTAAGCCACAACAGTCTTTGACCACTTTCAACGCCTGGGTCTGGCGGTGAATTGTCAAATTCGTATTTGTCGTTTATTGGTATCCAGGCCATGTTTGATCCGTTTTATCATTATTTTGATTATTTATAATAATGATAAAACAGATCGACATAATTGTGGGTATCGTATGGTATATCGAAACCGCGAGTGGTTTTACTTATATTTTTTATTTTCTTAGTTGTAATAAAAAGTTTAATTTAATTGACGTAAATATAGAAATATGTAACACCAGCTTGCAATCGATAGACCCGAAAAGAATATCGCTGCAGCACTCACAACAAATGAATAGCGCGTTAACCACATAACAGACCAGTGAGTGAGTACATAGGGCATAGCAGTTAATCCAAGCGTAAATATAATCCAAACAAAAAACCAATCATTTCTAACATTTATCCTTCTCCTTTGGTTTGGTCTAGTGTATTTTTAATTTTCATGTAGATTCACCTCTTGCTTTAGATAGTAACTTCTCTTTCTTTTTAATCTCTCTCTTAATTTCTTCGCGGTGCTGACCTTTGAAGCAACCAATTGAGCCTTTTAACCGGTTTAAATCAACGTGTATCTCTGCATACATTTCAAGTGCTGCTGCTATTAGATTTGTGTTACTCATATAGGCTTCACCCAATCATTTCTCAATTCAACTACCCCTTCAAAGTCTGTAAAACCAGCCATACACCATTTATCAGATTCTTGACCATAAGACCAAGACATACTTGAACCATCTTCAATAACATAACCCTTATTAGGCTTTAAAAAATAGACAAGGAGACCATCATCCGTTTTCATCATCTTAGGGAATGATTTTGCTAAAAATTCTGTTTTTGTATCTTTAATTACAACTATCATGTAGACTTCTTTCAATGTTAATTTAAAGTAATTGTTAGTGATGTAAATATATAATACCATCTAATCATATAGTACAATAAAATTAAAATTTTCCCTTAAGTCATATTCTTTGCGTCTGAATATGACTCTTTTAGAGTTTTTACTGTAGCTTCATTTGGCGAATAGCACATGCTTATTTCTACCATATCATTACCAGTTTTAATACCAAAACACTCAACAAAGCACAAGCTGTCAAATTCACTCATCATCAAATCACATATATTAATTATTTTTATTTCTTCTGATAATTTTCCAGTAAATGACACATAACCTTTATATATTGATGCTTTCATAATCTTTCTCTATTGTTTTAGTGTACAACTACCAGCTTGATCTGGTAGTATCAATGTAGCAATGTATTAATTTATACTAGTAACCCTTTGGGTTGTGATTCTATAAAATCTGCTATTTCTTCAAATGTTTTACCTCCATCGTTTAAGTCTGTTAAGCTGTCCTCGTATTTACTCGACCCGTCGTCATGTTGTAGTCCTACCCACTCCCTAACACCTTCTTGGTCGCCAAGGTCTCCGCCGTACAAGTTCTTCCCAATCCATCGCTCAAGAGTTCTTCCAGTTTCTTTTTCGTATATGGCGCACATGACACCCAAACAACAGAACCCATCAGAATCTTGTAGGGCTTCAGTTGTTTGATCATATTTACCACTACGCAAGCCTACTAATACTTTCTGCATATTGTTATTAATTTTAGATTTTTTCATAATTTATTTCCTAATTCAAGTTTTTTAAAGGTTTATCAATTTATGTAGCCATTATAACTTAATCAAAGCGAAATGTCAACCTTTAGCTATTAAGTTTTCGCACCTTCCTTTTACGTCGGGGTGATTTGGGTATTTTAGCTCTAAATTCCGCTCACATTTTTCAATAAATTTATTATATTTACCCCAATTGCAACTCAACCCTGCAGCATTTCCTGATTGATAAAATATACATTCAACACCATTTTCATGTTGATAATTAGAAATGTGAAAGTTTACACTATTATTCATGCTTTCTTGCGTATTGGGTTTGCAAGCTAAAAGTGACAAAGCGATTAAACTAATTAATAATACTTTCTTAATATTAATCATCTGCACACCAAAGTGTCTACCAAAGGGTCTACCCAATCATTCCTCAACTCTATTACACCTTTAAAGTCTGTAAAGCATGCTGAGTGCCAAGCACAGGACAAGCACCCGAATCCATACTCTTGTTTGCTGTTGTCACGAACAACAATACCACTTTGAGAATCTGTAAAATAGACAATTAGTCCATCTTCTGTAATCATCATCTTGGGGAATGGTCTTGGTTTCTCTGTTTTTGCATCTTTAATTTCAATTATCATGTATGTTTCTTCCAATTTTAATTTATGTAACCACTATAACATAACAGAATTAAAGTGTCAACAACTTCCTCATCATTTCTGAAAATGGTTTACCGTCATTAGTAATTGTATTAATGTCAACAATATTGTAACCAACACAATCCCCGAGAGGAAGCGAAAAATCACATCGAAGACAAGTGATTTGTATACTAAACCTCTTAACGCAATTTCTGATAAAATCATAAGTATCGGGATGTTCAGCACCAGTATCCATATAAACCACATATACATTCTCCTTACCGAAAGTTAAGATAGCGAGGTTAACTAAGTATGTAGGTAGGTAGATATCCTACCCCTTTTCTGCTTCAATGTCTTCTGCTTCTAAAGGAGGGATGAGCTTTTGAATCTCTTCTTCAATTGCCATTTCCAACTCATCAATATCATTGTTCTCAATAAGCATAAGCCAATATTGGTATTTAATTCGAGTCATTATTCCAAATCCCCATTGTTCTCACATCCTATTACAAAGTTGTTAAGATTACTGTAACTAACAATTGTTTCAGGGCTGTCATCAATCCATACATCAGCTTCAAAACAGTGTTGTTTTTGTTTGCCTGCTGTGTAAATAATATCTATTCCTAAACATTCTGCTTCAAATTCAATGTCTGAGTTAGAACTACTTGTTGCTCTGTACGTAACAAAGGTTACAGTGTGCAGCCTTGTTTTGGCCTTAACAACAAAGGCAGTCCAGAGTGTAGGGTCTTCTGTAAATGTTTCATCAAAATCTAGTGCTATAATCATTATTTACCACCTCCGAACATAAACCATAAAACAAAACGTGACATCCCAATACTTATGAAAATAGCTGCAACACACACCAGACATAGTATTATAATATCTAATTTCATTATTTATTCACCTTCAAATTGTGTTTTTCGTTATACTCTTCGAGAGTTTCTAGCGCTTCAAATAGCGAAGCGTCAAATGCAAGTATTATTGAACACGATGTATTTACAAGCGTAAGCTCATCCAGATCACCAAGATTAAACGATTCAGTTCCTTTTAAGATTGATTCAGCCCTTTCCGCTGCAGGCACTATAATCTGTTGTATTAAACTTTTAATCTGTTTTGCCTTTGTTTCTGCAGTCATTATTTATTCACTTTTAAATGTTCACAAAAAGAATATGCAGCATTACCATTCATTATTCTATTGTAGTAAATTACAGCTTTGCCGCCATCACTGGAAATATAACCAACAACATCAAGTGGTTTATTGTAATAAAGATGCCTATTGGCTGGGGTTTTCAATATGAAATCCCACTGTTTAATTTGGTCTATTGTTATATCTTTGATATGCGACAGTATAGTCATTATTTATTCCTTTCGTCATCAGTTCTTTTTCTTGTTGCGTGTCTTCAGTACCATAGGGAAGTACAGAGTACCATCTACATGGAATTGTCCGCCTAAAGGGGTGTAACCCTTAGCCATCCAGAAATTAACAGACTTACTAATACTTAGTCCTAAACTAATGTCTCTTGTTAAAAGAAACTCTAACATTACAAATTCTTTTAAAATGGGTTTTTGATGATGTACAACTGTTTCACCATCAAGTATGTTCTTTATTTCTTGTATCTTTTCAAGTGTTATATCAACCATTTATTAATTCCCCTAGTAACATATCAATATAGCTAACTACATCGTTTGGCGACGAGTCAGTGTTTAAGTGTGGATGGTTCAGCTGTTCCTGAGTTAGTATGTTGGCGTTTTCTGCTGAAATCCGTCTATCTGAACAGTACCAAATACTTTGAGCCAAGTGTTCTGTACCAAACATTGCTTCGCATGCATCGTCCAAGTCAGTTGATAAGCAAGAGGCTCTAAAAGCAATCTCAGAACTGCACTCACTTGGGTTCATGTATTCCAACGTAGCTTTAGGAAAGTATGCTAAGTCCCCTTCTATAGCTTGATGCCCACATATACAGGCAGCTGTCCCACACTCCCACGATGCCATATCAAACTGGTCTGGTGCAACACGGGACATAGTGATTCTTAGTGCTTTAAGTTGTTTCGTGAATAAATTCATATTAATCTCTTTATTAGTATTAATGTTTTTCTAACTAATTTACTTTTCTACCATTATTTTTATGTTTGTGCAGTTATCTGCGTTGTAAAAGCGATCAATTGACTCTAGCTTGTTTAAAAGTTTGTGATACATCCCTATACTACGACAATGATCATAATCAAACATATAAGCACTGCCATTAACAAGTTCTAAAGGCACTGCAGTGATAGTGCCTTTAGTAGCGTCAGGTATTTCTTTTATATGATCCCAGTCTTGAGCATTTGTACAAAAAGGTTTTTTATAATTGCAATCGACATCAGTTAAGATTCCATAAATCCATTCTTTGTCGTGCTCGCTAAACAAATAAGGCGAGCCAATCTCATAAATATTACCTTTATAAATCAATGTTTTATTTTTCATCTAATCGCCCTCTTTCACTGTCATTTCACGTATGTTTGTACAAAGCTTTGTTAAATAGATTGATTGATTTGTTATGAGTTGCCCTGTTGCGTCATTGTATATGCCGACAACAGGCTTAATATCAGCGTGGTAACTAAACATATAAGCATTGCCATTAACAAGTTCTAAAGGCACTGCAGTGATAGTGCCTTTATTAGTGTAGTGTATTTCTTTTATAAAAGGCCATTGCTGAAATTTTGTGTAAAAAGGGTTTTTAAAACGAGGACCTATGCCTATTAAGATTCCATATTCCCAACGATTTGCAGCATTACCAAATAAATACGGCTTACCAATTTCGTAAATACTGCCATTATAAACCACTGTTTCATTTTCCATCTAAGCGCCCTCCTTAACTTCCATTTTACGTATGTTTGTACAATCTGATTCAGTAGCCCAGCCGTCATCAGCCATGATGAATTTCCCGCTATTTTTACTGAATATCCCTATTAAATTAATATGATTATCACATTCAAACATATAAGCGGCCCCATTAACAAGAGTCTCTGGCGTTATTGTGCCGTGATCCTCAAGTTCAGAAAAAGCGCAGATATTTTTGAATTGGTTTCCGTAACGATCTTCAAAAGGGTAGATTGAGAAATTGCAAATTGATTTAAGTCGACCATAAATCAATTTGGTATTATCGTCAAAAAATAAATATTCTTGACCAATCTCGTAAACCTTACCTTTATAAACTAATGTTTTATTTTCCATAATTTTTGCCTTTTTGCCTTTATGAATTTATGAAACTATCTTATAACTTTCAAAGCTAAATGTCAACAATTATTAAATAATATTGTCCTGCTTAATTAGGCTGTAGTATTTCCGTGAAACTTAGATGTATTATGTAGAAAAGTTGATGTTTTGGCATCGTCGTGTGTAGGTGATAAGATACAAAAAGGATAGCGAAAGCTATCCTTTTTATTATACTTCAAGCATATTATTAATCATATCTGCAGGTTCTTGAACAGTTAGCATTAGGTTATTTGACAAATGCACTTCGGTTCGTTTTTTGCCTGCTTTAAAATAAAAATCTACAAAATAGACTATACTAGTTTTGGTTACATGATATTTCTGATTTTCATGCCAGAATGACGTAAGTACAATTATTGAAGAACTCACTACATACCTAGAGCAGATCGATACAAATCAAGTAACGCTTCTTCAGTTTGAAGATCCATTGTATCTTTCTTGCGAATTGATATAATGCGGCGCAATGTTTTACCGTCATAGCCTTTATCTTTTGCTTCTTTAAGCACTTCTTTTGAATCTTCATTGATTATAGCCTTCTGCTCTTCGAGACGTTCTAAACGATCTACAAATCCACGAAGTTCTTCTTTTGCTACGCCATATGATGCATTATTATCAGTCATTTATACTTCCTTTAGTTGTTAATATTATAAAAAATTTAATTACTCGTCGTGCTTTAAAATAACAGTGCTATTTCCAGTGCCTTCAGTTTTAATATAACCATCGTTAATTAATCTACTAATTACGATGTCTGTTGCTTTAGAGATTGTCTCATGTATAATCTTTTCTCTAATTGATTCTCTGTACATTATCTTTCCAAATAATGTAAAAATTATAGCGGTTATTAAAAATCCTACTACATCTATAATCTCCATTCTATTCCCTTTTAATCATATTTCTTTATTTTTAAATGTTTTGATTCGTTCATAATTTAACACCTAACGACTTGCAATCTTTAGCAACAGAAACTATCATTTCTAACAACGAATAATTTTCCATAGCGTATCTGATCAAATCTTCAGCATCAACTCTTTCGCTTCTATAGTCGTAGGGTATTGGATTTGATTGCAATTCTTCGCTGATATACTTAGTATTGCTAAGTATATCAGACATTTTATGTAAACTCATTATTTATTACCTTTATTATTTAAAATTTAATTCATCATAAGCAATACGGATTTCTCTGTTTATTTTATTTTGTCTATCTTCGAACCAGCTGACAAGCCAATTGTCGTTTAAGTAATTTTCAATCTCTAATGCTTGAGCTTCAGTACAAGTTGCAACTCTCATTATTCGCTTAATGTTTAATCTCATAATTTATCTCCAACCGTCAAGTTCTGCAGCTGCCCAGTCAACGCGATCCTCAATAAGATACGGGCTTGGGTGATTAACACATAACATCTTACCATGTGTTCCATGTGAATGTATTTCTGCCGGAATACATTCATTACGTAGTTTTTCAAACATGTCACGCGCTTCATCGATATTATTAAATTCGATTACTTTTTCTGGTGAAGGTTGGCGGCAATGATCAAAAACTCTTACTGTAAACTTTTTCATAATTTAATTCCTTTATCAATTTATGAGACTATTATAATAAAGTTATAACGAAATGTAAACAACTATTCACTAAACATTTAGAAGCTGGAATATCTAATAATAAACATGTTGTAACTGTATTAGATATATTCATATGTTAACTCCAAAATTTAATTAGTATTATTTTAAACCGATAACTCTATTATAACACAGATAGATGTGAATGTCAACTGCTATTTAATTAATTTGCACCTAATAATTCACTTGGTAATCCTAATGAACTTTCAATGCGCTTAATTTCATTTTCTCCAACATATGTTATAAACCATAACGGAACTTGACGTTTAGACCACATCATTTTAAAATTATCGACTTTAGAAGCGTAATACCGCTGATATGATTCTATAGGACATTCTTTAATACATTCTGGATTAGATTTCATAGCTAATTTAAAAGGTGTAAGAGGTTTGTTCGGAATGTTTTTTGGTGGTATGGCGAGGAGTTTTAAAAGCTTAATTTCAGTCATATGTACTTTACCATAACGCAAAGTATATTCTTTACACAAAGCAACAAAATGTTTATAGTGCCATTTATAATTAGTAATAGACTCATATGTCCATTTAGTTGAGGGGTGATTAATATGAGCGGCTTTATAAATTACATCATTATTATTCACTAGCAAATATCTAGTAACTTTTCTTCCATTTAATGATGTATCATGATACAATTTTCCATCGAGTACTCTGTGTGCTGTAGAGAGCATCTGAGCACTTTCTACAATCATCTTAACAACGTGTTTATCGCATTGTTCTTGTGCTGCAATTACTGGGTCTAAATTAAGTACAAATATATTCATTATTATTTCCTAAAAACAAAAAAACCATAAACTAAAATACTTCTTAAATTATGAGACTATTATATCACAATTTTTAAAAAAGTATACAAGTTTATGGTTTTGTTCTTAGATCAGTTCGTTATAAGAAATAGATAATTTATTTCTGTTGGTTAATCCATTTGGCTGACAAACTATTTTTTGGTTTGACTTTAGACCAAGCCATAACTTTACGATATATCCTCATAACACCTTTTTTATAATCAGCACCTGCAGAATTATCAACTATGAATAAATTAGCGGAAAATGCTGCTTGAAATTTACCAAGATTATTCTGAACCTGAGACCACATCTTCTTCACAGTGTCAGTTTCCAATGATCGTTCACGATCATTGTTGCGAGTGACAGCTGTTAATTCGTCAGTATTAACAAATATCATAGCTGTTTCGTATCCAAGAGATTCAAGATTTTCTTTTTGTTTCATAATTTTAGCGTAATCTTTTCCAGTTCCATCTATGACTAAACCTAAACGACCTGTTATATACATTTCTTGTCGTTTTGATGTTATAGATTTAGATTTATTTCGGATTTCTTGACCTTGAATCGAAAATATATTTTCGGGATTCATTTCAATACCAGCTTTTTTCATGTTGTTTTCGAACACTTCGTCTGAGTTAACTACTTTGAATCCTAACGAACTTAAAGCTGTTTTTCCTACTATGAATGATTTTCCAGACCCAGGCCCTCCAGCAAGAAAAACTGCTTTAAATATTGCCGGGTCGTTAACTCCTTCTTCCAAAAACGATTTAAAATTTTTCATGTATACTGTTCCTGTTTAAATTAATCTTATATAATAGTAAGATTTTACTGGTTTAATAAACTTATTTATATAGTTAAATTTATCAATACTTATCAATCAGTAAAGTACATGGACACGATATCTTTACAATTTTCGGTGATCACTTCTTTAATTTTGCTTTCTAGAAATATTCTAGAGAATTCGACATATATTATTTCTCCAATTATAATAAAAATCGATATTGGCACGACTATTAGTATAAACAGAGACCACTTAAATATATTAGTTTTCATTTTTAAAATATTCATAAACACTCCTATTCGTTAAGATTATGAATTAGGTTTATTATCATTTTTGATTGATAGACGATCTGGAACGAATGTATTTAAAACACCATTCTTAACTTTGAAATACTGGGGTTTACCTATGTATCGTGCATATACTCGACCACCATCGATCATGTTACCATTAATAAAATGTTTGTAATCATGATGGCTTTGACTGTACTCTAGTTGACCATCATCACCTTCAACACAACAAATTACAGTATCTTCAATCATATCTGCGTTTGATATGTACATACTGCTCGCCAAACCAAAATTGACACCAAAATAATGGTTGCCAAACTTTGGATGTGGTGTATCACGATAGAAAATATCAAGTTGTCTGTCTGATTGTGTAGTATCAGAAGTAAGTACGTACTTTACAGGTACACCATCCTTTTCAGAATAAAATTTAACAATCTTGTCTGTATCTTTAAATACTGTTTTGTGTTTAATGTTCATATTATAACCCGTTTAATTTTTTTGCGTAGAAAGAACGGACTCTGCTAGAAATTGCTTTTGAAACTTGTTTCATTGTTAAACCATTCTTTTCGAGTACATCAGATTCTTCAGTATAGATATCAGTCATAATCCACTTGATATATTGACCAAATAACGTTTGGTCAATGCCAACTTCTTGAATACCCTGTTCTAACCTGTTATCAGAAGCTGCGTAATTTACAAATTCTTCGATATTTGCTATAAGTTCGGGATTAACAGTTGCAAGTTTTCTGACTTTAGACGTAGAATGTTTTTGACCTTTCACTTTAAATAATAATTTGTTAAATTCTGGGTTAGCACATTTCCAAACAACTCCTTCTCCAGTACCTGACACTCCAAGCTGTCTACCAACTGGGCATTCATTTTCAACTTCTTTAGTAATCTCAGCAAGTTCTTGCGTTGATTTTTCAGGGAACTCAGTGTTAATTACTATTGAATATACTGGGAAATCACTAATCAAACAGACATTTGGAACATCAACCTTAGGTATCAAATTCAGTGGAATATCTTCGCCTTGGACTGTCACTTTAAAAATAACAAACATCTTATGTAGTTCAGCGATGGCAACACCTTTCTGGATTCCGTTACCACACCATTCACCATGAACAATCACATCATCTATGTAAATAGATGATAGGAATTTAATCCAATCTCTTTCATTCTGAGATTGTTCATAAGCAAAGTTGTAGTTGTCGTTCTCAGAAGTGATTACTTGACTTCGACTTTGATACCAGATTTTTCCATCTTTATAGCCCACTCCACCGTTAGTGCCGTGTAGTTTCACAGTACCCTGAAATACGAGTTCTTTGATATCACGATTCTCTCGCAAATACATCATGTCTTTTACGACATTTCGAAACTGAACTATTTTACTAAATGCTATCATAATTTATTACCTTTATCAATTTATGAGACTATTATAAAACAATTAAAGCGAAATATAAACACTTATTTTTCATTTAATTCCCCTCGTTCCACTAAATATAATATTCATCGCGTATGTAAATATCCACAGGAATGTTCTACCTGCAACAGCTAATGCTAATCCACAAACGAAAAACAATCCGAAGACAAGGGCGTATTGCCAAAATACGCCCAGAAAGAATATTGTGACCATGTCTGTTTTATATTCTTTCTGTTCAACTGTAAAATAAACTGTTATAAAACCAACTACCCATATAATTACAGTTCCCCAAGGCCAACTCTGAACTAAGAATTCGTCTGACATAATATATTCCATAATACAGCTTACTTCATCACACTTGAGTTATTTGTAGACGAAGATATTTGAACAAGAGAATCTTCATGTATAAACCCACTCTTTAGCATAGAGTTTAATCCTTCGTTAGTGTGAATATTCACCTTTTTACCATCGGGTTTAGTAACAATAAATTTTTGATTTGATTTGAGCGTTTCATTGCGACGGTCGTTGTATTTGTTATTTCTTGGATCTCTTCTATTCATTTCAGTATACCTTTAATTTTTTATCTAATTAATTTACGAAGACCATTCTCATATAATTCGAATACATATTTAATTTTACTACTATCATAGGTTTCACTTAATATAACTTTATCATCTTCAAAATAAATATATGCAGGTGATTCCCAGTGTTCATAAAAATCTTGTGGAGTTTCAGTTTCCTCTTGGTTGACTATAGACTCGGTAAAATAATCATCGCTTGAGTTAATACATTCTGCGATTTTGTCACTTTGTTCTTGAGTTAGAATACCTTTATATATGTAAGTACTACCACCTTTGTTTTTCCAATAATGTGGACAAAATCCTTCACCAGACCAATCATGAGCACCATAGTTTTCACTGTGTTGTGTCGTTATAACAACGACTGAATTTTTGAGTCGTTGTTCTTCTATTGCGTTTTCTTCTATTTCAATTTGGGCCAATTCAAGTTCTTGCGTAAAAGTAACTGTATTCATAATAAATTCCTTCATTCATTCGATAAGACTATCATATCACAATCAAATTGAAATGTAAACAATTATTTTAGTTAAAATTCGTTGTATAGACCACGATTCACATTAATAACATTCTCAATACCAAGTTCTTCCCACAAACGAAGTACTTGATGTCGATCATCAATAGCTCCAACAATGTTATAATCATTTGCAATTGACCAAAACAATTCTTCTTTAATGATAAAATCTTTGCGTGAATCATCTTCTTCACGCATTAGAAGTTTTTCAAAGTTACCAAAGTATGCGCTCAACCAATTAAGAGTATCATCATGACATGTACCATCTCGGCCACTTAAAAAGATAATCTTGTGTCCACTCATCGCTAATCCAGTTACCATGGATATTACCATTTCACGTGGGCTGTCATACTTAACTTTGTGCCATTCAAAAGGTTTGCGAATACCTTCCATGCTAGCAACTGTACCATCGATATCAACAATGACTGCTTTAGGTTTAGACGTATCTGGAGTATAAGTTTTACGATCAAGATATTCTTCCATACGCAGGAATTGTTGTCGAAGTACTTTAGTATTAATGCCACCTTCGCGTTGTGTGTTGCGTTTTACTAATTCAATCCATGGTACATTAAATGATATTTCTTCAATTTCATAATCATTTTCTTCTGCAAGTTTACTCCACTTATTACGATAATATTCGTTTAGATTCGTATCAGAAACAATGATGTTAACACGATATTTAATTGCGAAGTTGGTTTTTAATCCGATAATCTCGGATACTTTATTTTCATTTGATTTATTAAACTTATACTTAGTCCAATCTCTTTTTCCATTACAAAACAGTTCAAAACGAATTTCGTCTCTGTTTAGATTCGACCATTTGGCGCTTGTGTTGTGCGCTGCTTGGTCGATGACAAACTTTTCTGCCCAAGTTGTTTTGCCTGAACCTGCAGCACCAACAGTTAGGATAATTTTTGGCTTGCTCATAATCGTTTCCTTTATTAATTTATGAGACTATCATATAACATTCAAAGCTAAATGTCAATCACTAATTAAAATTATTTTTTCTAATTCAAAATTTTCGTATGCTGCGATGTCGTCTTGATGAATACAATGATCGTCATCAACACTGTAATTTTCAATTGTAACAGAATGCGAGTTGGTTGGTTGCTGACCGTGGTCTGCTTCAACCCAAACTTCTGCGCTACCATAACCCGCTTCTTCTATTTTCTTTAATTCAACTAGCAATTCGCATAATTTTATAGTGTGTACTTCCAAGTTAAACCAGCACTAAGACTATACCAACTATATAATATTAAAAACCAAAGAACAACTCCTATAATTTTTTCCCACCATACACCTGCTAATAACCCTTGAGAAAATGTTGATACAGTTATAAAGAAAACTGCTACTGTTAGCCACATGTTTATAAGAAACCAAAATATAACTCCTAAAAATACTATCATCTTAATTCTACCTATTGTTATTGAAATTTAAGAGATGATATGCGTTCGCATATCATCTCAATTGCTTGCTCATTTGTCGTACACTTTCAATATTTATGGCCACATTCTACTAATAATTTGTCTGTACATGTAGAAAATTTAGTCGTTGCTTTATTATCTGGCATTATATTTTCTCACCTTTTTCAAATCCACGGAACGTTTTAAAACGTGGGAATCGTAAACTGTAAAATTCACCATCTTGAGATTTAGTAACAGCATCAGCCCGAACTTCAATTAGTTGGCCAATAACTTCATCTTTCATACTCCAGAATTCTTCTCTTTGTTTATCAGAATATCCACCACCGACATTAACTTTAATATCTAAACCATCATCAGTACCTTGTACAACAAGTGCACCCAACTTACCAACGTTCCTACCAGTACCTTCTTCTACGCCTACAACTTTCAGAGTAACTTCGATAAAAGGTTTCATTTTTAACCAAGCAGCAGATCGTTTACAAACATAAACTTCATCGATAGGTTTAATCATTAATCCTTCGTAGCCTTTATCGATTGCTTCTTTATTGAATTGTTTAAAGAATTTTTGACCATCTTCAGTATCTAAGTCAGTTAAGTACGCGTCGACCGGTCTAATACAATCACTATATCCGTTAAAAGTTTCTCTCATTGCCGTGTAACGATCAATTGACTTTTTTGAAGATTTACCAGCTTTAAATTCATCGAGTGGTAGCACATCAAATACAGCGAGATATGAATCAACGGTGTTAACTTCAGATTTTCTATTGACTTGAGTCATAAGTTTCTGAAAGTCTTCACTCATTACTTCACCATCGATTGCCATACCTTCAAGATTATGATTACTCAGTGCACGATTAATATGAGGAAAGTTATTAAATATTTTACCGTTGCGACTATGTAGTGTAGCTATACCATTCTGAACAATAGCGATCACTCTAACACCATCGTACTTATATTCTAGGAAACATTTACCTTTGATTTTCTTTTCATTCTTAGCACCATCCTGAGCTAACATACAAGTAAAAACCGGAACTCTAAACTTATCGTCAGTTGACTTAAGAGCATTTGAGATTGTCTTTTCAGATGTTCCACATTTAAAATCTTTCAATAAGATTCGCGAGTACCAATAGTTCCATTCGTCAGCTGTTGCTAAATCTGCAATTCTTTGAATTTCGTCACGAGCGGCATGACCAGTCAATTGGCGTAGTCTTAATTTATCAGCAAGAACTTTAAATTCTTCGAACGATAAACCGTCGCCATTTGATTTTGCTAGCGGAATATTCTTCACTACACCAAACGTAATCATACTGTCTAATGCTAATAAAAGACCTTCTTTGAAGTCTTCAACATTGACGTGATTACGAACTGTTTCTTCTTTAAAAAGCCTGCTATTGTCTGACTCTAATAACTTTATAATGTCACTTGGTTTCATTGATTTTACCCATATATTAAATGTTTATATTGTTCTTCTGATATTTCAGTCTTGGTGATTTTTTTATGACCACTGAAATTGAGCTCAATTGTATCTTCGACATCATATTCTTGAACCCATATTCCACGACGATTTTGTTTTGATTGAATGATATAAGTATTTCACAATTTAATTCCTTTATTAATTCATGTTGCTATTATAACACAATCAAACAAAATAGTCAATGTTTATTTTATGCTTAATATGTTATATCGAGAATTTTTAGATATTCTCATAAACCATTCTCCAAAAGTGAGATTAGGTTCTTGTAGTCGTCGAAATATCAAACCAGAGAATGACTTATCTTTTATTTTAATAGCCAATGTTTTACGGTCAGGTAAATTCTGAATGTACCAGCCCCAGTACGCATTAACCTCAGCTTCTATAGCCAAATATGAGTTGATATACTTTGAAAACATTTCGTTATCTTCGGGGAATATTGACAAGTACTCGCTGTGCTCATTCATCGCTATTAAATCGATAACGCGACGTGGAGTTAAAGCACCTTCGCCGCGAAGGTGATGAGCAGCAACATACGCAGGGTTTTTGATTTTCATCTGAGGACAACCGTCTTTATAAAGTACATAACCTTCATTTAATTCGCGAAGTTCTTTAGCTGCAATCAAACAGTTTTCATAAGTATCAAACTTGTATTGTTTAGGGTAGTACCAGTATGAATTAAAAGAACGTGGTCCGTATTCGCCAGTTAAGTTATTGCGTTGTGCGAGTAAATAAGCTTTACGATCTTTGTACCGAGTAACAACCCGATTCTCTGGCGATACAACTTCAAATATATAAGTTGTTTCAGTATCCAGATTATTAACACCGAACGGGTTTACCGTATCTTCAATAAGATCTTTCCACGAAAGATCAAAACCCATTATGCTCATATCAGATGATGGCATTATCATTGAGCGAGTACGATATAACCATTGGCCATTATAATAAAATAAACCAACAAGCGAACCATCAACTTTTTCATAAGCAATCATTTCATTAGGTTTCATGTCGTCGCCAGTACCTGCTTCGCCATAGTTAAAGAAGCGGTCAAACGAACGTGAAATGATTCTACATTCTGTTTTACGTACACTGTCGATATATTTAATTTCAAGTACCAATGAACGACATTCTTTGACTATGGGATTAGTCTTTGGTGATTTGATTTGACAATAATTTAAGCAATAAAGGTCTGGATATTTTTCGTTTTGAGCAACTTTTATACCAAGTTCGGCTGTAAGGTCTTCAAGTGAGTGTGATTCAAGATATGCTAATATGTTCATAATTTAATTCCAAGTGTTAATAAAAGTATTATATAATGTTAGTTTGGTAGTGTCAAGGCTTATTCGTGTAGTTTATCAATACAATTTTTTATATAATCTGCTTTTAACTCCTTTGTTGCATATACCTTAATAAATACTGCACTAACAGGCATGATAATAGGAAAAAGAATAGTGACTATTAATATGCCTAAAACTTCACCTAGCCGCAACTGTAATAAAGGTTGTTTTATGATATACTTTATATCACTTATAGATCTTTTAGTAACAAACCCCAATCTTTCGAAAAAAGATTTATTATATTGTGCAACTGGAGAGTTGCCGTTAATGTTAAAGTCCTTATTCTCTAATGCTCGTAGTGTTATTTCTTTCATATATTCTTTAAATGTAATCATATTTATCTCAATATTAATGATTGTTATAATTTATGATACTACAATAACACAATCACAATAAAATGTCAACGATTATTTTTTAATTAGATTCGTTCATGTGAAAAACCGTCAGTACAATAAAGAGTCACAGAATTGTATGATTCTAATTTGGACTCAACACTCAAGCATTTTTCGATCATTTGTTTCTCTACTTTTTGTTGGTCAAATAAGACAACTGCGTCCGATATTGCCATAACACTAAGCACAAAACCAATGATAATGAGAGCCATATGTTTTTGAGTACAAACTCCCATCTTCTTTAATATCAATTAAAGCATTGTTATGCAGAATATGATTGTCAAGTAATTCATGTTCAATTTCAATTTCGTCAACTATTATGCTAGTTGCGGTATGACCACGTAATTTATCCAGATTTGTAATTGATAATATTCTTATTTCCATATCAATTGACGGAATAAAAACCGAAGTTGATGTACTTGAAAACTTAATGTTTTCAGCACGAAACATTTTTTCGTACGTTTTTTTAAACCAGCAACCAGCATTTGATTTTTAACAATGTGTATATTTAATGTCATTTTTATATCTCATTTAATAATTCAACTTCATCAACACCAGAGTTTTCAATAATCTCTCTGAGTTGATCGTTTTCATTTTCTAAAGCCATTGCATCTATTAGTAACGTTGTATACAATTCTAACAATTCATTATGTAGGTTAACACAAACAAATGCTGCTGATTTCTTTGGAACAACTTCTAATCCGTTAGAAGTTACTGCAAAAAACATATCTTTTGTTTTAGTCATAATTTAACTCTTACTTTACAATACTCAACAACTTCAAGTGAATCTTCAGAATAGTTATAGCCAAAGTCACCATCAACAAATGATACATTATATTCGTAAGCATTCGTCATGGAAGATGGCGTAATCTTTGATATTATGCCATCTTCCAATTCTCCAGTTTGTCTATTTGTCGTATTAACAACATCACCATAATTTATTTTCATAATTTATTCTCTTTATCAATTAACTATTATAACACAATCAAAGCGAAATGTCAACAGCTATTTGGTATATTTAATTATCGTTCGAACAACATCTCTTAAACAAGAAATTGCAAACTGCATTACTATAAGAACAACAACCATTAAATAAAATAAACTAATGCCACCTACCCACGCAATCATAAATGTAATTTCGTGTGGAGCGCATAAGAAAATAACTATGCCAATTAAAAGGCCAAACAGTGTACCTACCAAGATTATGAACAATAGTGTTTTTAGTGTATCGATAAGAGCCATTCGTAGAATATCCGAATTATTAGTCATTTTACATCTCCACATTCGTGTTGCCATGCAAAATCATCATGGCCGGTAGGGACAATTGTCCAGTTTCTATCGCGCTTGTTGCAACCCTTGCACTTCATTTTAAATAGCGGCGTTGTTCGACTGAAGAGCCAAGCCACCGACAAAAAAATTATTGAGAATATTAGAATCATTATTAGAAACTCAATGAATGTCATAGTGTTCGCTCTTTAATAGTTTCAAAGTTGATAGGTGTATACTCAGTATGCTCGACACAAACATTAATGTAGTTTTTGTCTAATTCGCCATTTGAATCAGTCATTTGGACTTGATGTGTGTGTCCGTGTATGTTAGGACAACCTCGAAGCTCATTTGGGTGTATTGGAGGATGAGTTAACCAAAATCCTTTGTGTTTAAACATAGAACCAGTTTTATGAAAGAAATCTCGCTTAACCATTTCTTTATACATCAGCTGACGTATACCATTATCAGTATCGTGGTTTCCTGGTATGTAATGCAGAATACCAACACGATTACTGATAGTTTCAATCATCTTAAAACGTTCTTGGGTAAAACAAGTATCGCCTAGCATCCAAAGCGTATCGCGTTTTCCAACAGTAGACAATATGTTGTCGTATATTAGATTATCGTGTTCTTCCGGCGAACTAAAACGAGGACGATATGAGCAAATATTTTTGTGCCCAAAATGAACGTCGCTTATAAAAAATAATCTTGTCATAATAATTCCTTGTGTTATGCCCTTCGGCTGTACCAAAAATTATTTTTGTTTAAATCACTCATAATTTTATTTCAAAAACTGTAGCTGCAACATAAGAATCTTCAATATTGAAGACTGAGAATTTAGTTTTCTTTTCAAACTTAATGTCGCCAGTTTCATTAAGAACATCGTTATCAACGAAGGCGTAAGTGCCCTTTTCTAAATCAAACATACATAAAGTGGTGATACCTTTATCAGATATTGTACGTTTAATAGTTGAGATATCAAAAGAGCAAATACCTTGGCATGATAACCAATCAATTTCATCACTGTCAAGATCAACAATAGACCAACCAATATTGTTATATCTTGTTTTGAACCAAGCAACTGTTGGTTCAAAACCATCTATATTAGCGTACCATGAATTAGAAATAGTGACATTTTTTGCAACTTCAGCTAGTTTTTGAACTTTCATAATTTAATTCCCTGATTTAAGTTTTTAAAGGTTTATCAATTTATGTAACCATTATAATACAATCAAATAGAAATGTCAACGATTGTATATACAACTGTTTTACGAACTTTTTCGGTAGATTGTTTATTAGTCACAACCGAAAGCAAAAATATTATGGCTATTTGCTGAATATTGTCGATGGCATTAATGGCATTATACAGTCATTTGTCGTCATATATACTTCTGAAACGCTTCTTAAGTCGTAAATAGAAAAACTTTGTAAAGTCCCGTCATTAAGTAAAACTATTACCCTAGTTTCGCCCACGAATTGCAATATCTGAACAACTTCAGATGTCTTGCATGTGATAGCTGTTAATTTAATATTATTCATTATATAATTCTCTATTTGTTTATAACTGCAAACCAAGGTCTAAAGACTTTTTCAAAAGTTTCTGTATCGCTCATACGAAATGCAACATCAACAAATCCGGCTTTTTCTACTAACTCTTTAGATTCACGTTTAAACGTAATCCAAAAATTAGGGTCATATTCTTCGATGCTTGAACTATTATGCATCAAATCACAAAGTTTAATAGCTTTAACAACATCAGGAGCTGTAGATAATCTAGATATGTCAAGAGCCTTTCTAGTAGCCCTGTCACCAATGTAGTTTTCTGGTTTTGTTAAGAACCAAACGTATCTAGCTACAGTGTCTCCAAAACATTCACGTATCTCTTCGATTGTAACTTGAGTATCTTCAACAGTGTCGTGCAAAATAGCTGCTTGAGAAGCAACTATGCTGTTCTCTCCACGAGTTTCAAAATAAGACATAAACATAGTACGAACAGCAAGTGGGTGAGTTACATAATCTTCACCGGTGTATTTGCGAACTTGACCACTATGCAAGTTAATTGCAATTTTGATTGTCTCTTCAATTGATTTAATGATTATTTCCTTTCCTTTATTTTATGTGACTATTATAACACGATTAAAGCGAAATGTAAACGATTATTTTATTTCCTCTTGTATTTAAGTATAAAGTTAACATCGATATATCTTGATGTTAACTTTATTAAGCTACACAGTATGTTATTGTAAAGCTATAAATGCACCAACCGTTAGCATACTAGCTAGCTGGGCTTTTTCATCAGTAGTTAGTACAGAGACAACCCCAGCGCCAGCCTGCAAGATAATTGATAAAGTGCCTACTCCAATTTCAGTATCCTCATCCTGAATATTAAATGTGAACGTATCCTCCCCAACCGCGCCTATAGGGGCATTATATAAAATACTATTCCCGTCAGCAGTTACTGATATATTATCAGCAGCTTCGGCTGGTAACAAAGACGATCTTGTAGACACGCTATGAAAAGTAACACTTGCATCATTACCATCTGGATCTGTAGCACCAACTAAAAGATCTGATACAGGGATGACTCTAAGCTTGTTACTTTCACCATCTAGTATAGAAAGATTTTGAGCCACAGGCGCATCACTAACTATATTCAGCGTTACTGTAGCTGTACCCTGGCTTCCTAAAGGATCAGAAACAGTATATGTAAACGTGTCTGCTCCCACGGACCCAGCGGTTGGTGAGTATACCATGTGAGTTGTAGTCTTAGACACCGCACCTTTAGTACCTTGCGTAAATGAGCTAATCCTAATCGCATCACCGTCAGGGTCTGAATCATTGCCTAGAAGTTCAGATAAAAGTATTGATTTTGTTACGTTTTTCGTGACCGCAATAATCCCATCATTGCCTGCTACTGGAAGCCTATTAGTATCTGTGAATCCTAATGCTCCCAGTTGGGCATCCGCAGCCTGATAAATCGCATTTAAAGCGATTAAACCTACATTAGCGTCGTCGGTTGCATCATACGGTAGCTCTCCATAATTACCTAGTGGGTTACCACCCGTAACCATTTCAGGATCATAATAGCTACCAGGGTTGACATCTACATCATTTAAAACAGAAGTAAACCCGTTTGAAGTACGGACAGGAGCTTGTGAAACCCGAACAAATTCCCGTAGTCCTAGAAGAGTCGCGCCGTTAAACTGTTCTGGATCTGTCCAATCGTGCTGTTTAGAGATTAACTGCCAAGCATCTGTGTTAGTGCCTACACCTGAAATTGATAACGAGTATCGTGGAGTACCATTTAAATAGTTAGCGAAAGGAAGTTCACTAATTGACGTTGTAAATTCAGCATCGTCACGACCAAAGTAGTTTCTTCTTGCTACTGTTATATCTGCTCCGCCAATAAGTGGTGTGTAAGTAACTTCTGTAGTAGGATCAGAAAGCTCAAAACCTCTATAGCCATTAGCATTAAAGAAGTCAGCACCCGTCCCTGGGTTAGGGGCTTCAACAGTGTTGTCACCTGCAGTACTAGTGTCAGCAGTGCCATACTGATTAATTTTAATATTGTTATTCAAATTTTCAGGAATAACAAGATCAGGGTACGCTCTACCAGACACGTCTCCTACTGACCAAACAACATTAGTTCTAGTAGTATTATCCCAAAAAATATTGTTTTTACAATATCTTAGAATGTCGCGATAGTAACCATTCTCAGATGTGCAAAATGCACCTTCACTAATACCAGTAAATAAAGTATTGTTAGTGTATATCTGAGGAAAGTGTGATCCCCACCAAACATTGCTCCCAGCCGATGTCTCGAATGATTCTGGGTGGTAATTAGAACCTAGTATTACTTCACCTGCATTACTAGCTCCGGTATTAGGGTTAGTGCCCTGCCAGCCAGAAGGGTAATTTGTAGCAGGTGTTGTTACCCAAAACGAACCCGCAGCGGTAATATTCTTAGAAGGTAAATTTATGTTGCCTGCGTAAAAAACAGCCCCAGTCTTATGTGTACCAACAGTTACTCCTCCTAGTTGTGTTGACCTTTCTTCGCTAAAGCTAGTATTTGTTACTATGGACTCTCCCTGACCATCAGTATCTCCCACTTCCCATATATTATTCATGATAATATGAGCACCATCACCAATACCACCACCGAACGCTAAAACGTGGGGGTTGCTTGTGCTGTGATCTTCTAAAAAGTAGTTATCTTGTATAAATGTACCAATACCCATTCTACCAGAAGCAGTACTACCGTCAGCATTGTCACCGAATGCAGTTCTAAGTGCTGCAGGTATATCTGGGTCTCTCTTACCAGTACCGTAAGGTAATTTTTGAAAACTAATTAAAGCAGTACTAGCAGGGCCCGTTCCATAATAAGAAGCTATAGAGCCATCGTCCCACGCGGAAGGTTGGTTAAAGTCTGTATTTGCGTCTGCGAGGCCCCAGGCGTTTGACCTAAGTATCATATTACGCTTAAACGTGATTGCTCCGTGACCAACCCACCCAAACACACCAATACCCATAGCAAAAACAGTATCCTCAATTTCCCAACCTGCTGCACCGTCCATCCACCTCATATGCCTATCCCAAACACAATGTTTCATTCGTCTAAATGGTGTGACGTTGGCGGTAACTTTAAAAGAGGTATTTGTAGGTGCGTCACTGACATCTAAAGTTTGGTCTAGATCTATAAAAGGGAGCTGATTCATCCAGTACTTAGATCTTTTTGCCGTAACGTACTCAAAAGTTATTTGCGCTCTACTACCAGCATCGTCTATGCCATATTGTCCAGCTATTCCCGTAGTGTCCTCTAGTACGCAATGCACCATCCTAAATCTCAGATCATTATCATGAGTTGTATTAGTAGTTTCATGCGTCAATCTTGGCGAAAATCCGCGAATGATCTTATTACGGTTGAAACCCTTGTCTTTAAGTAGAGTTTCGTTGTAATTAGCATCTGTAGCAAGTATTGCAGGTATATCCCCAAAGTTTTTAAAGTGAGTGTACGTTGCGTCGATACATCCGCTTGAATGTCTTGAATACTCACCTACAGTTCGTCCGCCAAGGAAAAAACTAGTTCCACCGTCTACGCACTGAATTGTAGTTGGATTTGCTTCTGTTCCATTTATTGTTAAGCAACCTTCTATGTTGTGCCTTCCATAGTTCATAGCGATATCTACAACATAAAACTTATTGGCACCAACATCTTCGGCATTTGTCGCCAATGCGTTACCTGCTGAGTTAGTGCCTGTTACGTCTGCATCTGTAGGATCAATAGTAATGGTTACTCCAGCACCTATAGTTGCAACTGAATCCATAATAAGTAGATCGCCTTTTAGTAATAAATCTACATTATCACTAACAATTAAGGTGCCCTGTCGCATCCATATTGCTGCTGAAGGTGCGGCGTTAGAGGCAGAAGAGAAACTTGGTGCCCAACCACCAGATTGCACACTGCTGCCTAAAGTTATAGACGTATCCATAGTAAGCGTATATCCACCGTAACTAACGATATGGTCATTTGCAGAAGGTACAACACCGCCTACCCATGTTGATGGTTCTGAAAAATTACCCGTTGAGGTTTGTAGTATTGTAGCCATTATGCTGTTCTCTCTTTAGTTATAACGAGATTATTTGAGTCATATCTAATTTGTACAGTGCCTACGAGTGTACCAGCGATGCCCGTGCCTCCAACGTAGTAGTCTAACTGTATTATATTATTAGCAGCGGTTCCACCACCTTGACCATAAGTGTATACTACATGATCATGAGCGCCTATTCCCATAGTGGTTTGTCTAGAGTTTTCTATTCTATTAGAGAAGTTATTAAAAGCCATTTCTTTCCTCTTGTGTTAAAGTATATGCAAATGTGCAAAATATTTACCATAAACATACGGTTATTTATAATAATTAAATTATATAGCAGTATTACAAAGTACTTTAAATTCTGAGTCAAGATCATTAATTTTGAGATCTTTTTTTAGATGCAGCTTGATGAATCATCGACATGATGAAGGCTGAATCTATTTAGCGGGGCACCGAATGTCTTTTATAATTGCAATCTTTGAAATTTCAATTGCAATTTTTGCAAGACTTTGTGGGAATATAACTTGAGAGTCTTCACCAAGCCTATTTGTGTTGATTGATTCCAAGTGACTTTCGAGAAGAACGTAGAATTCTAGTTTAGTTGCAGATTCTTTAATAAAGCGTTTTGCTTCATTTAGAGATTCAAAAGCATCAGGAGATGTTAATAGTTCTCGTGTGTATTTGTTACTTTCGTACCAAACAAATATGCAGTCATTTGTTATTTTTTCAATTTCAAATGTTGCATGATTTGTAAATATTTTTGATTTTTTCATTAGTTGTTACTCGGTAAACAGCACACATATTCAATTACTAATTCACTATCTAAATATGCTTCAGCTGTTAGTGTTTCGATTGGGCCAAATTTTTGTTATTGCTTCTTCTAAGATTAATACCTAATCTTATCAGTTATATCCACCTTTGATTTATGATTTCTAGTTTTAACTTTACATTTTCTTTTTCAAGCTCATCAACTACCGATTCTAAATAATTAACATAGTCTATAATGGGCTCATTTAAATGCTTTTTGTTTGCTGCATGTGACATTGTTGGTCTAATCATATATTTCTCCTACCAGCTAAAATTATTAACATCTAAATACACTTGTGAATGTACCCTGACTGGGTTGTGTCCTTTTTTGATTATAGGCGATATGTCTTTATGTGTAGCTCTTATGAAGCCTCTCCACTGAAACTTCTCAGACATAGTTCCACGATGTTCATCTTCTTGCGTAAATCGAGTCCAAGTTCCTGGTTTTACTTTACCAGTTTTACGAAACTCAGTAAGTGGTTCATTTGATACGTATAAGTACATTGGAGCATCCAAATTTACTTTATCAAAATCTTGTTTGTTGTTTACACGCGGAACATTATCATAGTGCCAGTTTGGAATACAAGGCCACTGTGAAGGCATTAACATATGAACCTTAACATCCCACACAAAGTCTAATGGATTTTCCGGAAACGCTTCAAGTATTAAGTCAGCAACATCAGACATTTCACAGTTGAGATTATTCCAACTAGCTTGATGTACTCCACATTTTTGTTTTGACCAATCAATCATAATTTAATTCCTTATTCAAGTTTTTTAAAGGTTTATCAATTCATGTAGCCATTGTAACTTAATCAAAACAAAATGTCAACCTTTATTTTAAATTAACAAAAAGGCAGATTCGAATCTGCCTTTTTGATACTACATCAAATGTTACAAGCTTTCTAGCACACGTGTTCTAATTTCCTGTAATGTAGTTTCTCTTGTTAAAACACCGTTTGAGAAAACAGTTTTTAACAGACCTTGTTGTTCTTGCTCGGGTGTTTGCTGGTCATATAAGACAAATTGTCCATCTTCAAATTCAACTCTTAATAAACCTTTCGCTGACTTTTTATTAGGATCTGTTTTGGGGTCTTTGAATACATTAACACCTTTACCATTGCGTATCACATGAGTTGCCTTAACAGCAGAACCGTGAGTATCGCGTGTAACATGTTGATATGAATAAGAACCAATACCTAGTACAACTAATGGAGCAAAACCTTTCGACATAAGTCTGCGATAGATTTCTTTTTGCCGAATTAGTGTAATTGAATCACCATATATTGCACCGATTTGGTCAGCGAGTAATTTGAAACCTTTATCAGTTTCTCCACCCGGGAATTGATCGTATAAACATTCAATCAGACCTTTATCTTCTGCTGATAATTCAACTTTATCGAATGTACAGTGACTAACATCACTACCCATATTATCAACGAAGTAATATTGCTTATCGTGTCGATTCAAATCAGGTTCGTATTTTACGTTGTATATGACGCCATCAATTGAGAATAAGCCGCCTTCACTATCATGTGGGTCTTCTGGGTCTAGGTTTTGAGTAAACTGATCGTTGAGTATATCAGCAACTTCTTCTTTGGATTCGGCAATACCAATTTCACGACCACATAATACTTCAACTGGGTCGCCAGTATCTGGGCGAATAACAAGCTTACCTTCTCTTGCCATAATGTTATTTCTTATAGCAGGCAGACCTTTCTCAACGAATGACCAAAAGTCAAATGAATCTGATACATGAGATATGATACCAGTCGGTACTTTTGTGAATAAGTATTTAACATATTCAATCTCTGCTTCAAGTTTAGAAACACCTTTTTCTTCAGCGTATGACATGATAAACGAGGTTGCTGTTGAATGTTCTGTTGCAGGAACAGATACACCAACTAATTCATTTTCAACATCTGCGTTATAATAATCTTCGGCGAACATAATAGCAGGTAAGGTATCTGTTCCTGCACTTGAACATAAATGACCAAAACCACTCATTGCTCCTGCTTGCTTACCAAACATACCTCTCATAGAGAAGTCATGGTTCATGAACAATAATAAATCATTGTTGATACCAATATCATTAAACATTTTCTTTGTGTTTTTAAGATACGCTCGACTTGTAGTTGCGCTTGTTTGGATTCCCCAGTTTTCTGCAGAAGTTACTGTTTCTAAGTAGTTAGTCAACCAATTAAAATCGCTACCATTGTGCGTATTCAAGAATGTCATTGGTGGTACACCATAAGGTACAACTGAACCTTCGGGTAGCGCTTTAATTTCTATTGGTAAATAACCAAGTTTATGTAAAGCAATAAAATGGTCTACATTATATTCAAAACCTAATAATGCTTTTGTGTGTTTCTTGATATAAGCAATTGCTTCATCAAGAGGTATATTAAAGAATGTTTCGTTCCACGATTTGATGAGTGTGTCTTTTATAAAATACTGTAATCCTACAAATACAACACCATCAGAATCTACAGATTCTATGTTACTTAATCTTCCACTTCGACTTGTGTAGTTTGAGTACACTCGTGTTATTCCTTCGCGATATGCTTCTTTGTGGAAAAGTTTATATGCATCTGTTGTTAAACTTGCGTTCATTATAAAATCCTTATTTAGCTTTTTCATTAAATTCAATCAAATCTTTACTACTTACGTATTTTCCGATATGATTGCGTGTATAAATTTTGTCTATATCTTTTAGTATATCTAAACCCTTTGATCCAATTAAATGAGTTACAAATAATATAACTTTACATCCGTGACTTTTTAATTCTTTTGCTAATGGGATAAATGTACCACCACCATCTAATATGTCATCTACGATAAAGACAGTAGAATTTGGTTTTGGTAATTTGTTGAGTTTAATACTTAAAATCTTTCCTGTGCTTATATCACGTATTTTGTCTGCTGTTAATAAAGGTATGTTGAGACTGAGTAGCGATAATTTTCCGGCTTTATATACCGAGCCTTTGTCTGGCGCAAGTATGTAATCTGGTTTAATTTTGTTAACAATCGGTAAAGCAATGTCAAATTGTTTTGTTTCTTCGATTGGCAATTCATGATAACAATCAGATATGTATTCTGAATTATGAATATCATCTATGAAGATTTTATCAAAGTCGCATTTTTTTAACCATTCTAAAAACATTGAAAGTGGATGTGCGTTACCTGTTTCAAAAACTCGGTCTGCTCTTGCGTGCGGCAAGTATGGTAGCATTAGACTGACATGCGACTCAAGACCATGATAGTTTTCATGTAGTGCAGATAAAACAAGATTAACTTCTTCGCGAATATCCGAAACAGAAGTTCTTGTATTGACTGATATTGAAATGTTTGTGGGATTTTCTGGTAAATCAATTATCTTGCATGTGCGCGCACCATCAGAAAACTGTACCCATTCTATTTTTACTTCTTGATTGCTAATAATTAATCCAATCATAATTTAATTCCTTTATTAATTTATATAACTACTATAACACAATAAAAGCTAATGTCAACGTCTATTTACGTTTATTAATTTTGCGACATCTACTAGTATGATTTGCCATTGCATTAGTAACTGTTTTGTGAAGTTTTTCTCTAGAGACAAAACGATATGCGTATTCAAAAACATCGTCTACTGCGTTAATACACTGACTTGCTGAATTTAAATATAAGTTATTTTTTTGAAGATGTAGTTCCATACTGCGAATACGATCTTCTTTTTCTTTTAACTTAGCATTAAGTTGTTTAATATTCTCTATTAAAACATTTGAATTTAATTCATTCATTGGTGCTACCTTATCTTTCCGTACAATCTTTCCCACAATGCAACCAATAGTTTGGCGATCTTTCCAAATAACATGAGATTAAAATAAAAGACGCATATCATAACGTAAACAATAAACACGCCTTCGAGTGGACTTATCATTTAATAATTCTCCTTTTTTGTTTAACACTTGATACCGATAACCTCGTGTTAATTTCAATTAACAGTGATTCAATTAGCGACTGCTCACAACTAATTGAATCACGTTGATTTCCTGTTACACTTTCTGTTTTAAGATACTCGCAATATTGGAGTAATGACGGAATACAACGAGCAAGTAATTCTGTATCTGTTACTGAATATATTTCAGAATATATTCCGGCAGTTAATTTTTTTCGAATACGATCTTTAAATTCTGTATCAGTAGACGATACAGAATTACTTAATGTAATAGTAGATTCAATATTTAATTTGGCACTATAGATCTTCACGAAATCTGTTTTTTTAGTGCAAAATTCAATTTTACTTGAATCAATCATTATATCTTCTCTTCTGGTGATTATATTCTGAAGTAACTTCGATGGTAACACATATACATAGCAATGCATCATATGCAGTAACTGCGTATTCGACAACGCCTTCCATATATGGAGTAGTTGCCTCAACAAAATTCGCATTATACGATAATTTGATATCGTATTTATCTGCCATGTAATCAAGATACGTACTCTCTAATTCTTTATCTGTTCTTTTATCCATTTCTTTATCCATTATAGACTTCATTTAACAAATTTGGTTTTTTCAGATTGTCGTGATCAACTTCGTTGAGCTGATCTGCATCTTCAGAGAGCTCATCGTTACCATTTAATACTTTTTTTGTTTCTTCTTCACTCATAAATTTCTATTACCTTTTGTTTATTGTAAAAAGAACTTTAGCAAATACAACATCTTTAGAGCTTTCGAATCTGTCATAATCTATAAGAGATATATAACCATCTTTCCCAGTAGTAGTTGGCCAACCACGAAGACTTTTTTTAACACCTTTATTAGGTTTAGCTCTAGTGACGTAAGACATAATTTATTTCCTTTGTTTAACTATCGTAATAATCACAAGGTTCATCACCTTCTTCTCGATCAGTATACATAATTTAATTCCTTTATCAATTTATGAGACTATTATAATATAATATAATCAAAATGTCAACGATATTCGTGAAAAATTATTTCTGTTAAAACGTCATCTACGAAGATGACGTTAGACATGACGAGTTTAGTTTTTTTCCTAGCTACAAACATTCCATTGCCTTTGTTTATGAAATGATTAAATATGACCTTTGACACTGTATAGATCATTTCAGAATCATTCATTTCTAAACTTAGACCATAATTATCAAATGCTGATTTAACTACTCTTTCGCTTAATTCCACAACGAACTAATCCTAACAATCATTTTATCAAACAATCGATTATAAGCTGGTGAAAATATTGCAACAAAAAATGCAATTCCAATAATCGCGAAGGCAAGTGATAAAACTCCTACAACTAAAATCAATAATTCAATTATAGTTTCCATAATTTTTAATTCCTTTATCTATGTCCAAAGACTGTTGTAATATACACCAAAGAGTCTGAAACCGTTGTTAATTCTGTTATTATAAACTTTAGCACCTTCGACGTCGTACTTGTGAGTATCATTAGGACCAGTTAGCATTTGAATCGTACCGTTTTCCAATTTTTTTACTTGCATGTCGTATTCACCAGAGTGAAAATTATCTTCCCAATCTTGGTTGTCGCCAGCCTTTGTATTAAAAGCAAATATCATTTCATCAAGAACGTAAACCCAGCGATCATGGTAAAACTTATCAGTATCATGATGCTTGTGCTGAGTCTTATCACTTGTCGATTTGATATTATCAGGAACATCGTCGTCATCAACAAAAGGAGAACATTCTTTGCATTTCTTCAATTCAATAAGAGTTGGTAATATAATATGAGCAAGCATTGTATCTGCAGACCAAATATCCCAAACATCAGTTTTTACTGATATTTTCTGATCGATGTGATCAAAATAAATTTTGTTGAACATATTGTAAATGCATTGAACAACATCATCAATTTTTTGAAACAATCGATCTAATCGAGTCACAGTGTAATTACCAGTACAACCGTTAATACCATAACGCCTGTAAAGATGATCACTCTCTATACTTGTAGTTAAACGATAGGGGTATTTTCCAAACTTAAATTTCAATGTTGTATCTCTTCAAAGTTATCTTTAAAATATTTTTTAGAAACTAGCCATTTGTCTTTATAGTTCTTTGGATTACGGGCGATCATGTCTCCACTTTTTGGAGAGCCGTCTAAATCATCTTCTACTGATATTGATACACAACAAAGATCATCTCCTTCACGGTATTCTCTTAGCTCTGCTATTTGTTTTCTGCGGTATTGTTTAAACTCACTCATTAATCTTCTCTCTTTATTCTTTGAAAGTTTCATTTATAATAATATATTAACCGACAAGCCGAACATAATCTAACGACCAACCGTTAATTGCTAAACAATCTATTACATATGATTCAACGTCTTGTTGTGCGTAACCTTTTATTATTAACCTGATATCACTGATACCGTTTTTAGATAATTCAACTTCATATTCAGACATTTTTATTTACTCTTCTAATACTTTTAAATGATCAGTAGCTTTGTCATAAGCATCTCTCAAGTCTGCTTTTGCTTGTCCACCACCCATCTTGCAAACTGCATATAATGAAGCAATTCTTAATTCTTCATAACCTTTCTTTAACTCTACAATCTTATCGTCTTTTTCTTTAGTATCTAATCTGAATTTTTCAAGTAACTCTATATTTAACAACGCCTGGTTCATTTGTTTCTGCCTTCTTAATTGTTTATCTTTGTTTTTACATTTGATTTAAAATAAGTATTAAATGGTTATTTATTTTTGCTTTTTTCGTCTAATGTATCTAGCCAATGCGTTGTTAGCAGCTACGATAGGCCAGAATACAAGAAAGCAAAAAGACCCAAGCAGTGCGACGACTAGACATGCAGGCCAAACTAAAGAACATATCACAGTCAATTCAGTTAGCCAATTATCACTCGTATATTTGAAGTTGGCTTTAGATACGGCAGTATGTATAAAAACGCCAATAAGCAACAAAAACAAAACACTAATGTAGATTATAACAATAATTTCTAAACTCGTCATTTTTGACTCCTTAGTATTTGTACTTTATTAAGCAACGAATCTACAGTAGAATCCAAGTCAGACATTTTTAAGAAAGTATGAATAGATCCTATTGTGTGTCTACAACAGTAAGAAGCATCAATAATACCTTTAGCCTGTTGTTCTAATTTAATTATCTCTAAATCATTTACTGTAAGATAAACCAACTGTCTTTGATCTAATGTAATTAACTTCTTATTTTCAATTCTAAATCTCATAGTGTGATCCTACTCTTAGTGTTTGCTTTATAATGATGGTTATCACTACAAAATTCTTAGATGATTGTTGCGAGCACTATACATAATATTGTGAGCATTTACATCATGAATTGTTCTGATAATTAATGAATTATCGGACAATGAAATCTTTTCATCAAACAATGGATTATAAGGAAAGCTGTTTTTACCCTTAAAATCATCTGATGTTGCTACATAAATAAATTTAGGGTCTAGCCATGATTCAGTTTTATTAAATGATTTTGCACTAGGCCATGTTTTTAATAGAACATTTCCTTTTTCTAAAACTGTAGCAAATACTTTTGCCATAACTTTACTCCGTTTATAAACGACATGAAGGTATATTTAATAATATTAAATTTGAGCAGATTCTTTTCTTTCAATCTTTCTGGATTTTAATTCATCAACTGCTGCACGTCGCCCGATTTTGCGCGATTCTGCCTTACTGCTTGCCCAAAACGGATGGCAGTCGATTAAGGTGCCTTGGTATCTATGTTCTGCGGTAATGTAGCCCATTGAATCGGATGAAATTTTAATGTCTGATGTTTTGTATAAATTCATAATTTTTCTCAATTATTCAGTAGTTTTGGCTAATTCCCCAACCTGAAACTATTATATATCATAACTGGCTACATGTAAAATATTATTTATAATTAATTTAAATATGTTGCATGTTCGCTCATCTATTACATATTCACTTCGTAGTGGTTTGCAGCTGCTACTAGCTCTTTCTTGGTTTTTGCGAACAGTGTCCAGTCTCCGTTGAAGTCGCCTTCGTGTGTAGACCTCCAGTGTTCTAATCCATATTCTACTGAGTCCATTTTTTCTATTATTACAACATCACCGTTTTTGTGTGTTGCTTGATGTGTTCCATCTTCCATCTTTTTAAATTTCAGCATAATATCTTTTTTGTCCTGCATAATTTGTTTGGTTTTGGCTAATTCCTCAACCTGAAACTATTATATATCATAACTGGTTGTATGTAAACGATTATGTGTACTTATTCAACTGATGACTGACAGGATTCGAACCTGCGACATGACGCAATAAAAACCCTGATTTACCAGACTAAGCTACAATCATCATGTGAATAAGCCCTGGGACTAGGCAAAATCAAAAATATCACTGGGATACGATGATTGGTCACACTTCCAATCATCGTTACCCACATTACGGCACCAACTTTAGTGCTTTGCGAACATAGGATATAAACAGTCCGCTAGACTCCGAAGCTTCTTTCATTTTAGCTTCAAGCTCAAAGCGCTTCTTGCGTTCGCGGTTCAGAGCATTTTGCAGCTCTGCTGCAAGCTGTTTGTCGGCTGTAATTCGGACTCGCATATCTATCGCTCTATAGTCTCGTCTAATTTGATGGCGAAACCCGTCAAGAGCTATTAGCAAGAGCTTGTAAGCGTCAGAGTGGCCCCGGTGCTTACGCAGGTTTTGGAGGCTGAACTTCATACTGTCAATCTCATCTCTCAAAGCGTAATAGTTGCGGGTGCTTTCTTCCCTTTCTTTTTTCCATTCGTCCTTTAAAATTTCGCTGTCTGGCATTTTGAATTGATCCTTTTAATTAACTACTAGCATCATGGTTATAAATACTTTGTTTTAGTGTTGGATTGAAAATTAACTTTATCTTTGGCTATCATAGTTTTACTTAACCAATTCATCTTCTAAGTCCTTTAATTTACTCATTATTAAGCAACAATCATATTTAATTGTTTAATAATTGCAGATAGTGACTCTGTACTGGGTTTGTATTTTTTACGTAGTGATGTTTCATGCCATTTTAAATAATGGTCTGTGTCTAAATTAGTTTTGTAAACATATCCAACATATCCACACTCCATTAGTTCTGGCTTATCTGATACATACGTAACAATTGCATCCATGCCGTTAAACTCTGTAAATAGTTTACCTTGGATAATTACATTCTCTTCTAAGTTAAAGTAGTTCATTATTCCACCTAATATTTTTGCAATAAACTGTATTTAAAAAGTATATGTTTGATTTTAACTTTCATTATTTTGATTGGTTGATACTTTGCTGATAAATGCATCAACTCTATTCATTATTTTGATTGTGGCTAGGTAGCCCACTCCATATCCATTGTCAGTAACCTTTTGTGACTTGGTTATGTCTATCATTATCTTTGCGGCGATTGAAATGTCTTTCTCAAGCTCTGCAATCTTACTACATTTTTCAGCACACTCATTTGTTTGGCTTTTTATAGTATTTTCAAGATCTGTAATTGTATTTTTTTGACTTCGAGTGTTCCAAGCTTTGATTAAATCAAACCTTTGACCTAATCCTGTGTTACTCGTTACTGCGCCGCATGAGTGAACCAATCTAAACCTACCAAGCTTACCAGTGATGGTTGGAACTTCTGAACAAAAGGGGCACTGTTTTAATTCTTTACTCGTTTGGTTATCCATAATTTAATACCTTTATCAATTTATGTAACTAATATAATATATTCATAATTAAATGTCAACATATTTTTCTAATGACATTGTATATATTATATGTTATAATTTTGCTCCAAAGTTTACACCATTAATAAAAGCTGTAGTAATATCGTCAGGAGTAAGTGCATTTTTACATATAGAATCTTTAGTGTATTCTGTTGCAGCACGTTGAACTGAATCATTGATATACATCTCTTGTGTATATTTTTTAAATTCACGTTGTTCTCGCTTAAGTTCAATATTTTTTAAGTATTCTATTGAACTGCAACTATTACATAAACTTGACGATGCAGGATTAGTATGATTACGACAACATATCCTGCACCGTACATATCTTCTTTTAGAATTCATAATTTATTCTCTTAATCGATTTATGTTAATGATATATTCAAATATTTAACAATATGTTTAAGCTGCTTTTAACTCTTTAATTGCTGACTTTATCCAAACTTGCTGTTTGTCTCTTGTTGCTGGTATATGTCCATTTTTAAAACATAAGTATCTAATAGCGAAATCGTTTACCAAATTGTCATTTTCTCTATTGTGAGCTATGATTATTTCTATTTCGTTTTCTATGGTTTCTGCTATTCCTTTTGCTGCTTCTCTTACTTTTGCTGCGTTTTCGAAAGATTCTAGTCTCATTGCTAGTCTTTTTGCGAAAGTTTTAAATGTAGCCATATTATTCTCTTTTTATGATTGCTTCAATAGAGTTATAATATCACATATAAACAAGTATGTACACATATATATGATATTATTTTTACTATAGCCGTTTGTCATTTATAGCTTGACCATCTAATTTAACTTTGCTTTAATTGATCTCCAAATATGCTTAATGTCATCAACCGTATACTCATAAGGGTCATAAGCAAAATCAATCTCGCAGACATTACATTCTTCATCAGTATACTCGTAATGCCCAGCTTCTGCAAATCCAAGCATCTCAGTGCTTAACATCTCTAAAGCACTTTCAATTTTTGCTTTTTCTTTAAATTTTCCAACAAATCCGGCTTGTTCGTTAACTACTTGTAGTCTCATAATTTTCTCGCTTGGTTTGTTTACTTAAATAGAGTTGTAATATTACACATATTAACTCGAGTATACGCTATGTGAGTAAATCTCAAGTTAATATGATGGTTGATTAGCTGGATTTAATGTCTCGCTCATAGCGAGAAATCATTGCAACATCAACTGGCAAGCCCAACTCTACACACTCTTGTATGTAACGTTCCAAGCACTCAGTTAAATGAACTGACTCTTTAGATTTTAATGTATTCGTTGTTGTCATTTTGCTTTCCTAGAGAAAATGCCCCGAAAGGCGGTAGGTTACTATTGATCTTTTTCTGCTTTAGCTTTAGCTTTGCGATTTATATAAGATTTAGCGTTAATTATGCTTAATTCTAAATCATCCTCAATGTCGTCGTGGCCATGGCCGCCACATTCGCGGTCATTGTCAAAATAGTGACTCCAGTTTAAATCGTTCATTGTAATTCCTTTGTTATGTTTGCTTCAATAGAGTTATAATATCACACAAATATGTATATGTACATACATATTTCATATTAATTGCATATATAAGTGAAGACCAAGTTGTGATAGTGATTAAAGCCAGATAGTGCCAGCTGATTCTTGAATAGTGTATTCGTATTTGTTTAACACCGGCTTACCGTTGAAGGATTCGCTTTCAAGTACAATCAAGACTCCATCCAACTTTGCGTGAGGAATTCCATCTATCATGAATATTTTTCTGGTCAGGTTTCTAAATGTTGCCCCTCTATCTGTTTTAGTCATGACTGTTAGATTTTTCATAATATATTTCCTGATTTGTTTGCTTTATTAATTTATGAGACTATTATAATATAATGAGAACGAAATGTCAACTTTATTTGGAGGGATGTTTAAAAAAAGGAGTTGTGATAATACGAATGTTACTAATATTTATTAACTACCCATCAAAAGTGACTAATGTTATCAGGGTAGGATTTTATTGATTTTTCTTATCAATGGTGATTAAATGTCATACTAGAAAAGCACCACTGTCTTTTTTAGTACATACTCCTAATAGTGAGCTTAACCAAAAGTCAATAAAGTCAGAGGCTACAGGGACATGTTATCTGTCAGTCCAAGCATCACTCATCAGCTATATAATTTGTTTATGAGTTTTATTTCTGCGTCAACTTGAGCAACCAACTTTCTTGCTTTTGTATAACTAGCAATAAGTTTAGTTCCATTTTTCAATGCACTCGCATCAATGTCTTCAGATCCAACTTTAAACGCATCTGCGAGTAATTGATTGATCTTAGTCATGTCGTTGAGTTCCATGTGATTTGGATCTAATTCTAATTTAGCTTCGGTGAGTACAGATTCCGTCAATGGTTTATCTTTAGTTAAATGATACTTACCTGCGATTTTAGTAGTAAAATACGTTGCGGTTTTTCCTTTATGAGTACCATTAGAGTTTTCAATCTCAGCGCGCGCCATAGCAGCGCTTTGATCTATTTTATACAACTTTTTCATTACAGCTTCGTAACTTCCAGTTGCAAGTACAGATTCTTCTAATTGGCTGCGCTCTTTGAATGCTTTAAATGATTTCATTTTTCTCTATCTCCTAATTAATCCAATTGTTTCAATTATATTTATAGTGTTCTTTCACGTTTAAATGTGTCGATAATAAAGTTAATGCCATCTTCAATAACATCGTAAGAATTTGTTTCGTTAATCAAAGGAAGTTTAAGATTTACCGTTTTGCCTTCATTAAAATCAAATATGTCTATTTCAGCTTCAAATAAGCTATCAATGTTTTCGAAAATATAAACAGATACGCAATAATCGTCATCACCTAGTATGAAGCGATATACGTTTTCATCTTCAAATTCTGCATCAATTTTACCAGCAAGGGTTACGCATGCTCTTGAGATGATTGATTGTGCTATAGCTGTTGTTTCGTTAAGATTCATAATTTATTCTCTTTATCAATTTATGAGACTATAATATAACAATCAAAATAAAATGTCAACAGCTATCTTTATTTAAATGGCAAAGGTGGAGGGATTCGAACCCCCATCACGCGAGTTTGGAATCCGCTGTTCTACCAATTGGAACTACACCTTCATATTAAACTCTTCGTAAGATTAGACTAAAACGTACTGCACGTTTTTTATTTGTAGCTTTTAGTTTTTAACAGTGTCACTATCGTTATTAGCAAATCCATTAATGCTTGATGTTTTAAATGAATTTCAACATTTTTAAAATATTTTTTACAGTACCAGAATCTTCAAAATTAAGTGATTTAGCTGGTGCTGATAAATTCGAATTCCTTATTATTCGTCCGCTGCGTATAGTGCATCTACGAACGCCTCATATGCTTTTATTGCAACTTTTAGTTTTTGAGCAGTGTCTCTGTTTGTACTATTTGCCCAATCCATCAATGCTGGAGAACCTAAATATTTTTCAATGTTTTCAAAATATTCAGTAGCAGATAGAGAATCTTTAAATGTTGTATACTTCACCATTTTATCCATTGAAGCTTCATTAAGTGTGTTGTGTTGTTTAAAACTTTTCATGTGTTTCCTTTATTAGACTATTATAACATAATAGTATCTTTATTTTGAGTTATTTATAATTTGACTGGTGTTGAGAAATTCTAATTCCAATCACACAGTTCTGTTTAATAAAGATTCTCACTAAACAATATATTGAACGAACTTCGTTCAAAGGATGTTCGTTATTACTATTGCTTCTTTACGATTTAAGGAAATACTATATTGGTCAATAAATCTTTGTTTGCATTCATGTTGTTGCCTTTTAATCAATGCGCCATTGTAATACATTTTTGTATAGTCTTCTATTGCTGGTTTAAAGTCTTCGTTTTTCATGATATATGACGTTCATGTACTGGAGCTTTAGCGCAAACTAATTTTTTAAAACAATCAGCTGCTGAACTTGCGGCCCACGCGTTTGGTTTTACAAGTGGTTCAATTTGACAAGTACCTTTAATGTACCCTATCGCCTGAGTAACTACACAAGATGATCCGGCGTTGGGATTTGGATTAATATCCAGGTGTACAAAAGTTTCATACTCTATAATCTCAGGAGCCAATTTCAGATATAATTCAGAAGCTTTAATAACTTCGCTCATTAATCGCATTGCTGGCTTTTTGTTATTTACTTCATAATCTTTTTCACGGATGGTTTCACCAAATATCTTACAACCTTTTGAACCATCTAGGTGAACTACGACAACAACATTATAATCAACAACACCTTTCTGACGTGATACTTTTTCAGAATCACAACCAATGTGAACAGTGGTTTTAGGACCTTGACTATTTACAAATTTTATTACCTCTTCTAAATTTAACACGATGTTTACTCACTGTTGTTACAAAAAATGGTAGGTCTGGACGGAATCTAACTGCAATGTAAAAACAGTTCGATTCCCCTCAGCTACAGGCCTAAAAATATGTTATGATGGGTTATCACACATCTAGTTTAAACAGGTTGATACACTATTAAGTTTAAACCGTAGTCTAAACGCCCGTCCTCTTTACAACAACGATACCGCGTTAGTATCACAACATAATTTTGGCAGAAGGCATCGGTTTCTGGTCGGGACTGTGTTATCGACAATATAGTTTAGCAAACTGCTCCAGTTCCCCGACTGGTTTACCTTCTAAAAATGGAGCGTCTATCCAGATTCGAACTGGAAACTGCAGGGTGGAAGCCTGTTGTGTTGCCGTTAAACACCATAGACGCTTTAAACTTTTTCAAATATAATTAGGGTGGACAACGATTCAGCAGATGTGGAATAACAACCGGGAGCTTTTCCAATTAAGCTACGACCACACCCTACATAAATTATATTATAAGACCAACGAAATACAAAGATTTCATTTTAGATTTTCTTTTTACTGAACACCCAACTTAGCAGCTGTCGTTTTAAAATTCTTCTTTCTCATTACTGTTTTTGCAATCATATCTAATTCATCGTTTTTCTTATCATACTTAAGCATAAATGGTAAATTGATGTATGAATTAAAATCAGTTATGACTGCTTCAACACCCGGATTCATTCCACCGATTTTATTACCGTGCTTAGCAAATACTTTTTTAAACATTGCCATCATTTCAACTACTGTGATCTGTTTGCCATTTCTTGGATCATTAACTCTATCCCTAAAATGTCTACCCGACAAATCAACGTCAACACCAACTGCAGCAAAAAGTTTATCTGCAAACTTTTCTATGATGCCTATTTCTGTACCACTTAAACTCTCTACTATAAATTCTTTGTACGACTTCATTTAAACTTTCTCTTGTTGTTGTTATAATCATATTTATATATTAGAGTGCATTGAGTAGAACAACAAGTTTTTTGAGTGCAATTATTATAATCAAACATTTAAAATGGAGGAAGGTAGAGTAATCGAAACCCCAACGTTTTACCGATGCCCAAGGGTTCAAACCTTGTTGCCTACCATTTAGCGGTACCTTCCTAAAATTATATCAACAACACATTTAATAATTTGTTTATCTTCCTGAGAGCCGGTAACGATAAACTTGGTCCGGTTAATCAACAATTTATACTATAATAGTATAAATTTGGTGCCGATTAGAGGTAACGATCCCCTATCCCCAGATTACAAAACTGGTGCATCACCATCAATGCTTAATCGGCTAAACTTTGGTAGCAATTCAACGCTACATATGTGCTCTTACAATATTGGCGGACGGGGTTGGGTTCGAACCAACGATGGGGATAAATCCTCGGCAGGTTAACAGCCTGCTGCCTTCAACCACTCGGCCACCCGTCCTAAATTTTTATTAAAAATATTTTCTGTATGCCACTCGAATCTAACAAGTTACCAGGTAACCATGTAACCATCCCAGCTTATCCGATACATATGTTCCATTGCGGTTACAACGGTAATGTATGTTCACGCGATAGTCGATTCAAACTACAGCTTAGACATACAGAAAATATTCTTCTTTCCTGATTTGATGAAACTATTATATCACACATAATAGTTAATGTCAACACTTATTTTATTAAATTTGGTGGAGCCAAACGGTAACGATCCGTTCCATCCGTGGTGCAAGCACAGAGTCAATCCCATAAAGTGGCCCCAAATCGTTAGTAAACTGTATTCTTCAACAATTTACATAATGCATCCCGTACCAGATTCGAACTGGTGTTGCCGCCGTGAAAGGGCAGAGTTCTAGGCCTCTAAACTAACGGGATAAACTGTTGTGGGTCGGGAGGTAACGATCCTCCTTCAGTAGACTTTTAATCTAGTGCATCACTATTAATGCTTCGAACCCGTAATGTCAGAGAGGTAGGATTCGAACCTACGACCACTCGCGTCCAAGGCGAGTACGCTACCAGACTGCGCTACTCTCTGTATTCTTTGGTGGCCCAGCCTAGATTCGAACTAGGAATAAACGATTATGAGTCGCATGTGTTAACCAATTACACCACCGGGCCATCATTACTCTTTGGTACCAGTTACTAAACTAAACTAAACTGGTACATTTAAATTTGGCGGGAATGAAGGGTTACGATCCCTCTTCTCTGACGTGACAGGCCAGCATAATAACCAGTATACTACACTCCCAAATTTTTAATTTCTTTCCTTATTTGATTTGATAAGACTATTATATCATGCCTTAAATCAAATGTCAACCTTTATTTTAATTAATTTTGACAATAAAAAAGGTTTAACCTTTCGATTAAACCTTTTATGAAAATGCTTTTATTTACATTATGTTCACAAAGGGTTTAACCATTTTGTTTCCGCCGGAAGTACTATAAAATTACTATCTACACTAGACCACGACATATTACTAAAGGCAGATCCCGTAGTCTGTGTGCTGTGTGTATGTTGATATCGTAAAGTCATTCGTATTTCCTTTGTAATTATACTTTTATTTATAACGAGAATTTGTAAAACTCGAAATTATTTTCATTTATTTTCATTGTTTAAAATATAATTTGAAGATGTGGAATCGAACCACCAATCATCCAGAGTTAAAAGGAATCGAACCTTACATTTACATCTCAACTAGTTGAGACGGCTTTCCAAGCTCTTCAAATTATATTATGGTCGGAGTCCTCGTGCAAAAGGTAGAAACGATCAACTCCTATTCGATAAACGTTATCCTAAATTAAAAGTGAAGGTGCACTAACGTTTATCAAAACTCCGACATAATATAACTCATGTCTACTTATAAAGAATATGGCGGCCAAATTTTAATTAAACTTTATCAATTTATGAGACTATTATACTACAATACTGAATAAATGTCAACAAATTAAAATAAGATGTACAAATGTTTATCAAAACTCAGACACAAGTTATATTGTGTATACTTACTTTTAGTTTAAATTTCGAGTAATAGAGTACAGTTTTTTACTAACACGACGTAGTCCAAATCGTCCACGCTTACTGTTAAGCTTCGGAGTATAACGAGTCCACTTTATTGTTAGCCTGTCTATATGATCATACCTCGAATAATTGAAGCTATGCAGCCCAATTGGAGTGACTTCAGCAATGTGATCATTAATTTGAACTTCATTAACTATTTTCATTATTATGATCCTTCGTTGTTTTTGCTTGAGTGCGCAACTCGTTAGCTTCTTCTATCAATAGAAATGACATTAATGATTTTGAGCCACATTTATCAACATATTTATACATGTCTTCTAGCCCCTTGGCTTGATGTTCTAGCTCGTGTATTTTGAACTCATCTTGAAACAAGCGCTGACAGTGATCAAAGGTCAAAACATTTGAGTTATTAAATTCATTTTCAAAACAACCTTCTCTTTTGTAAGATTCTATTATATCTTTCAGCTCTACAATACGTTTAATATCAGCTTGATGTTTTAAGTCACGTGAATGCATTAACCTCTCTAGTTCATAGAACTTACTTTCCCAACCTTTTAAATCATTTATTTCAAGATGCAGCTTTTTACATACTTCAAATGCCACGCTCATCGATGCGCTATTTAAAACATCACGATCTTTCTCAAACTTTACAATAAGTTCTCTGTCTTGATCAGACTCTGGTGTTGTTGTGCTATTTACGTTCATAATATTTTCCCCATTGAAGTAGCTAAAATAACAAGGCTAAGTTAAGTGCCTTTCTTTTTTCGTATCTAGATTGTGCATTGCCGGGCAACATCATTTTTGGAAACAGCTTTTCATCCATTTCATAAGCTGCTG